TACACATTTACTGTAACAGGCGGTAACACAACAGGAACATCTGCAGCAACAGCGGCATCTAATAGCATTACAGCCACAACTGTTCCACAGGCTCCTACTATTGGTACAGTTACAAGAACAAATAACACTACTGTCTCTGTGCCATTTACAGAGGGTGCTACTGGTGGCTCTGCAATTAGTTCTTACACAGTAACAAGTAGTCCTTCAATTTCTCTATCTACTTCGGGCTCTTCGACTCCTCTTACTGTTACTGGAACATTTGCTCAAGGTCAGGCTTATATCTTTACTATGACAGCAACTAATGCCAATGGAACATCTGCGGCTTCTTCTGTTTCTAACTCTGTAACTCCCCTTGCTGCTCCTGTATTTGGTAATTGGACTTCAAAGACTTCTATGGTTTCGGGCAAAAACTACTCAATGTGGTTTGCCAATGGGGTATTCATCGCTCCACAATTCTTTGTCCCAGGTTCACCTCCTGGAAACTACGGCGAGGACGTAGCACAGACTTCAACAGATGGAAATACTTGGACTGCAAGGACTTTACCCAGTGCTACTTCCTGGAGAAATCCTACTGGGAATGGCACCATTATTGTCATGCCAGGTGGGGGTTCCGATTACGCTACATCATCTAACGGAAGTACTTGGACTGCAAGGACCTATGGCTCCAAGAACTGTTTTGGAATGGTCTGGAACGGGTCAATCTTTGCTGCAACAGGGTATGGCACGACTCTCATCGAGACTTCGACAGACGGAACTAACTGGACTGCAAGAACTGGTACCTCAGCCGCTGGCTGGGGTGGCATGGCATGGGGTAACGGTATTTTTCTTTCTGTGTCAAATACATCCAACGAAGCACAGACTTCTCCAGACGGAATTACTTGGACTGCAAGGACTATGAACGTAGCAAGCAATGTCGGACCAGGAATCGGATGGAACGGCTCCGTGTTCTTTGTTCCCCATCAGGGCAGTGCCACTTACCAGACAACCACAGACGGAATTACTTGGGTAACAAGGACTGCGCCTAGCGCAATGGGTCGAGTCCCTGGGGTTGCGGGCTCCATGTTCTTGATTCTTTCTGGAACCAACTTCAAGAACTCATTGAACTCTACAGATGCAATCACGTGGACAGAACGCACACGTGCAGGCGCAACAAACTATGGTTCAGTAAATTACACTGCGTATGGCAATGGAATGTTTATGACTACAGGCGGAGACAACACCGTTGAAGCAATTACTTACGCATAAGAAAGGCATGAAATGACAAAACGTTACGAGATAGATACTGCCGAGAACGGGTTCGCTATTCGAATCTTTAACGGCGATGAGGATGTTCCGTACCAGTTCCAACCAGATTACCCAAACGGCGACCCATTTGACTCTGAGGCAGAGGCTGCTGCTTGGGCCGAGGCTTCAATTGCTGCACATGATCCAGCAGTTTTGGTCAATGCCCCTAGTGGAAAAGGTTTACCAGGGGAATCTAAAATCACTCCATTGATGGCATTAAAAGCAAGTGCTAAGGCTAAACTCATGTCAGGCACTCCACTCACGGAAGAAGAAGTCGACGCTTTAATTTTTTAAAGTATAAACAAGATGAAGAGACGGTCTCTTGGGTAGAAGTAGAGGTCGCCCCTTAATACTTTTTTCTTAGTACCGATAGGGGATAATCCTAACCATGCGTGGTAACAAGGTACAGGGTCGATTTAAGATCGACTATGAGACTATGTCAATGGATGAAGGCATCGTTGACGAACTCCGTGACCCTGTAGGTACAGAGGTCAACTGGTGGCTCTGGGATGATGCTGCCCTTGCTGCTGACTATGACACCTTTGTCGACCCAGTCTATGACGTCTCCAACCAGGAAGATGGCAAGGGTCGCCGCTGGAATGAGCCGTTCAAACTGCCCGTTATTATGGCGCAACAATTACGTGGTACTAACATCATGAATGAACGTGGTTACTACACCACAGATACATTGCGCCTAGTAGTTGCTGTGGCAGATATCAACAGACTTCTTCCAGCAATGATTACAGATCCAGCACAGCATATTAAAGACCGTGTCGTATTCCACGACCTCGTATTCGTTCCTACCCGTGTCCTTCCTCGTGGTCTCTACAAAGAGCGCTACTCAGTGGTCACTATTGACTGCAACCAGGTCAATGCTGAAGAACTTGTTAATGATCCGCAATTCCAATCACTTCCTTACCAGAGCGCTGCAACTATCAATACCAATAATGCATATGGTCTTGATGGTTACGGCACTGGCGAGTATGGCTTGTAAGAAAGGTAATCTCTCATGACATTCACTCTACCTACTAGGGGCCAAGCAAATTGGGATACAACTCTCAACGCCTCTCTTCAAGACCTTAATACTCGTGTGCAGTCTATCGAGACTGACAATGGTCTTGAAGGTACACAAGGTACGCAAGGTGTACAAGGCCGTACTGGTGTTCAAGGATCTCGTGGTGCAACTGGTGCACAAGGTACTGGTGGCTCTAACGGAACTAACGGAACGCAGGGTGTACAAGGTAGTGCTGGTGCACAAGGTATTGATGGCGATAACGGAACACAAGGAACACAAGGAACTCGTGGCTCACAAGGTGTGCAGGGATCATCTGGTGCAAGTGGTGCACAAGGTGTACAAGGTGTACAAGGTACTGCTGCAAATGATGGCGATCAAGGTATTCAAGGTGTACAGGGATCTCGTGGAACTGCAGGTGCACAAGGTGCACAAGGACACCTCGGTGTGCAAGGTGCAACAGGAGCGCAAGGCGCAAAAGGTGTTGACGGAGATCTAGGAGCGCAAGGTACACAGGGTGTACAGGGATTCCGTGGAGTACAGGGTGTTCAAGGAACTGCTGGTGCAGGTTTTGCACAGGCGCAGGGTACGCAAGGAACTCAAGGCGCATCTATACAAGGCACACAGGGATCAACTGGTGCACAGGGTGTACAGGGCTCTCTTGGAACGCAGGGAGCACAAGGCGCTGCTATTCAAGGAACGCAAGGCACAGTTGGAGCGCAGGGCGCTGACGGCACACAAGGATCAGTTGGCACGCAAGGTGCTCAAGGAACTCTTGGCGCACAAGGATTGCAAGGAACTCAAGGAACAGTTGGTAGCCAAGGTACTGAAGGTACACAAGGCGCATCTGGTTTACAGGGTGCAACTGGTACAGGTACACAAGGCACTGAAGGAACACAGGGAGTACAAGGAGTACAAGGCACTGTCGGTATCCAGGGAACACTTGGCTCACAAGGAACAAGTGGATCAACCGCTTTTGCAACAGGTGACACACAGACGACTGTCGGAAGTGCAGGAGCAGCAAGTGCTCTACCAGCAACACCTGCTGGATATCTAAAGGTCCTCATTAACAGTGTGCAGTACGTAATTCCTTATTATCCTGAGTCTTAATTTCAGGAAGGATTGTGATGGAAGATTTCGAGACAGAGTTAGACCCTTCGCTCTTTGAGGACGAAGAGGTAGAATTAGATGACCTCGACTACGACAAGCACGCCCTAGACGAGGAAGACCTCGATGATTGGGAGGATTCGTAATGGCAGCGAAGAAAGTTAACAAGGGCAAGGTTGAGAAAGTGATGCGGGAGTACTCAGAAGGTAAACTTCATAGCGGATCTAAAAAGGGCCCAATAGTTAAATCAAAGAAGCAGGCCCTTGCAATTTCTCTTTCAGAAGCAGGTCTTTCAAAGAAGAAGAAGAAGTAATGGCTGAGAAGAAGCCAGTTGAGAAGCCAGTAAAGATTGGTATTAAAGTTCCTGGTAAGCCAGCCCGTGAAGTTCACACAATCAAAAAGAACAAGCAGGGTGATGTAATCGTCGACCACGCAAAACGAGGTGGAGCCTACGACAAGATTAACCTGACAAAGAAGGCAGGGGCAAAGACAATTGCCCAAGGAGTTAAGGCGACTAAAGATTGGCACAAGAAGAATGGCTAAGTCAGAAGCATGGCAACGCAAAGAAGGTAAGAACGCCAAAGGCGGCCTTAACGAAAAGGGACGTAAGTCTTACGAGAAGGCTAACCCTGGTTCAGATTTAAAACCTCCAGTATCTGCTAAGCAAGCAAAAAAGTCACCAAAGTCTGCAGCACGACGTAAGTCCTTCTGTGCACGTATGGGAGGCATGGAAGGTCCTATGGAAAAGAACGGCAAGCCAACCCGTAAAGCCTTGGCACTACGAAAGTGGGATTGCTAATGGCAACCAAGAAGACAGATCCTTGCTGGGATGGTTACACCCAGGTAGGTATGAAGATGAAGAATGGCAAGAAAGTTCCTAATTGCGTTCCTGCAAAGGGCGTTCCAAAATCCAAACCTAAGAAGAAAGTGAGCAAGTAAATGTGTGCAGCATGTGGATGTGGTAAGAAAAAGGGTGAGCCAGGATTTGGTAAAGGCCCAAAGTCAAAAGCAAAGAAGTGTACTTGCGGTACCTGTAAAGCATGTAAGGCAAAGAAGAAGTAATGTGTGCAACCTGTGGCTGCATGAAGCCTAAGGATAAACACGGCATGAAGACTCTTGCCGCTGCTAATAAGAAGTTTGCAAAAGCCACAAGTAAACCGACTAAGAAGAAGAAGGACAAGAAGTGATGAAGAAGACTCTTACTCCTAAGCAGATGAAGATCGCTGGGGCTGCAAAGCCAACAGACAAGATCACTGGCGCTGACTTCAAAGCCCTTAAAAAAGGTAAAGCGCCAAAGATGACTATGAACAAGAAAAAAGGCATGTAGTGAAATACACCAAAGACTCAGACAAGAGGCAGGATGCCAAGACCACTAAGGGTCTAGACAAAAAGCAGAAGGCTATGTTTGAGAAGATGGACAAGAAGCACCGCAAGCCTAAGTCTCAGGAAGACGACCGCAAGATGGACGTGGCGATCGTTAAAAAGATTAAAAAGAAGTAATGACTAAGCCACCTACGGGTGGCTTTTTCATTTATCATTGCAATATCAGACCACCGCTGCGGTGCCTGTGTAGTTCCCACTACTTGCGATAAAGGGGTTTATTATGGCTTGGAAGCCTTGGTATGAGCGTGCCGCTGAATTGAACGGCAAAGATGAAGTCGAAGAGTTTATGCGTGGTGCATTCGGCTATCGTCCAAAAGACAAACAACCAATTATTACTGGTCTTATCGCAGGCTACGTCGGTGGAAAAGTTGCTGGCAAAACCGTTGCGAAGGCCAGGAAAAAGAAGTGAAGAAAGACCACGTCCTTAACTCCATTCACAAAGCAAGCCACGAGACCTCTCGACTTGTAGGAGCACACCTGCGATCAGAAGCCAAAGCAAATGGATGGCCATCGCACGTCGTGAGCAGCACCAGTGTCTCCTACAGCAAGAACGGCTTTGCTGCTAATGTCAGTGAGAAGCATCATGCCGAGGCACTCGATTACGAGTACGGAACTCCTAGCAGACAACCAAGTGGAGCCATTCGCCATACAGCAAATCGCACCGCTGAGTCAGAGAACTTCCTAGTCAATCGCCTCTTCCAGCATCTGGAGGATCACCTATGAGTTTCTTGTTAGATGAAGATGAAGCACTTCGTAACCTACTTAAAGACATGTTTGTTACTGATCAGAAGTCAGTTACTGAAGATGGCCCACAACGCAAGGTAGGCGTATGGTTTGGACAACCTGACCAGGAAATCCGTAACCAGTCATACCCTTACATCACTATTGACATGATCGATATCGCAGAGGCGTTTGATCGTGCACATCGCGGCAAAGTCAATCCTAACTATTACGCAGACCCAGACACTATGGCAACAGGTGTTAACTGGGATACAGACCTGCATGGTAAGGACATGGACTTTCCTGTTCCAGTAAATATTGATTACCAGATCACAACCTATGCACGTCAGCCACGTCATGATCGTCAGATCTTGGCGCAGTTGCTGTACACAAAGATTCCATTACGATTTGCAGTTTTGAATGTGGGTGAAAATACTCAGTTCGGAACTACACGTCGTCTGGATGTTCTTGATATCTCTAAGCGAGATATTACAGAGCAAGGAAAACGTTTATTCGTAAACGCAATCACGGTGCGTGTCTCTAGCGAGATCGCTCCATCCACATTCAATAAACTCTACAAGGTACAAGAACTCAACGTTACAGGCACAACTGGCAGCCAAGTAATTGGTCGTGGTCAGTTTACTGCTGTAGAACCGATCACAATAACGACACCATAAGGAACCCTTACCCAACTAGTTAGGAGAAAAAATGGCATATAGCCGCCCAGGTGTTTACATTAGTGAACGCCTACTACCAGCAACACTCCCTGCGGGAGTAAGTGCAGACTCTGCTGGTGCAGTTGTTGCACCTTTCGCACAAGGCCCAGAGACTGTAACTCTTGTTACATCTTGGTACGAGTTCACTAAGTACTTTGGTGGATACAACGCTTCTTACCCAGCCACCTTCGGTGTTGGGTCATTCTTTGCCAACGGTGGACGTGAACTATTTGTTAAGCGTCTACTTGCAGATGATGCAGATTCAGCAACAGTAAACCTTCTTACATCAGGAAGTCTTGTTGTTGCTACTGTAACATCAAAGAACGCTGGAGCAGATGGTAACAACCTTCGTGTTGTTGTAACCGCTGGATCAGTTGCTTCAACCTACACATTGACTGTCTACAAGGAGTCTGGTGTAGCAAACGATATTAACGATGACATCCTTCTTGAGCGCTATGAGAATGTTGTATTCGATGACTCAGCGTCTAGCGATTTTGCCGAGACAGTAGTCAACCTAGTATCACCAAACATCACAATCTCAAGCAGCGCTGCAGGTGTTCCAGTATCAACTACCTATCCTTTGACAGGTGGATCAAACGGAACTACTCCAGTAGCCGCTGACTACACAGACTACAAGGGAACAGGATCTGCAGTATTTGAAGACTTCTCTCCTCTTGCTCGTCCACTCGTCGTATTCCTTCCAGGAATCCACAGCCTGTCAGCAGATGAAGCAGAAGTGTATGACGCAGCATCAAGTTGGTCAGAATCAAACAACTCATTCGTAGTTGCTGAGACTGCTTCTAGCCAGACTGTCGCAAATGCAATCTCGTTTGCTGGATCTCTTACAGACTCAGCAGCAATCGCTGTCTACTACCCACACGTATTTATCTCTGATCCTCTTGGACGTGGTGCTGGTGCACTACGCAAGATCGGACCATCAGGTGCGGTAGCAGGACTCTACCTATCAACAGATGCAAGCCGTGGTGTCTTCAAGGCTCCAGCAGGTATCGGTGCTTCTGTTCAAGGAATTGTTTCTGTAGAAAAGACATTTACCTCAACTGAACTTGATTCACTCAACGCAAGCACATCTCCAGTAAACCCAATCCGTCAGATTCCTGGCGCTGGTCTTTCTGTCATGGGTGCTCGTACACTCAAGCAAGACGGCACTGCTAACAAGTACGTCAACATGCGCCGCTCACTTAACTACATCCGTAAGAATCTACAGAACCTTACAGAGTTCGCATTGTTCGAGAACAATGACGAACGTCTATGGGCACAGATTCGTACAACTCTTGGCTCATTCTTGAACGAGTACAAGAACCAAGGCGGTCTCCGTGGAGCAACTAACGCTCAAGCATTCTTCATCAAGTGTGATGGAGAGAACAACAGCGCACAGCAGATTGCAAATGGAGAAGTTCACATCCAAGTTGGTGTGGCTCTTCAATATCCAGCAGAGTTCATCGTCATCGACCTCAGCCAAAAGACGCTGAACTAATCCGAAGGAGAAATATAAATGCCTACAATCATTAATAATCGGTCGACATTAATCACCGATCCGATTCGTAACTTTAGATTCTTGGTGCAGTTTAAGCCCCAAGGAACTAATCCAACACTAGATGCACTCAAGGGTGTCACTCTAGGGTTCACTTCTGTGTCTGGCCTATCGGTCACCACAGACTCTATCCCATACCGTGAAGGTGGTTACAACACCACTGTCCACCAGATTCCTGGTCAGACAACCTTCACACCTATCACACTACAACGTGGTGTGATTCTTGGTACTAACCAGAACTGGGAATGGATGCGTAACATGTTTGCAACTGTTGCTGCTGGTGGATCAACACGATCTATCGCACAGAACTTCCGTTGCAACCTAGAAGTTCAGGTCCTATCACACCCAATTCCTTCTGCAGGTGAAGAGGATAACTCTTCTGCAACAGACCACGTAGCGATGCGTTTTGAAGTTTACAACGCATGGCCTACATCAGTTGCATACTCAGACCTCAACGCAGGTGACAACGCCCTATTCGTAGAGCAGATGACACTCGTACACGAAGGATTTGATGTTAACTGGGCACCTAACTTAACTACACAAGCAGCAGACTTCCTCGACTAACAAAGGACTAACATGACGAAAACAATTAGTGCAGCGGCTAATCCCGCATTGGCAAACAACCTCATTAACCAAGCCATCGCTGAAAAGCCAGAGGCTATAGATGTAAAGGTCCTCCCTCCTTTGGACAACGTGGTGACTCTCCCTGGCGGCTACATAAACGCCGCTGGGGAAGTCATTACGGAGGCAGAGGTAAGAGAACTCAATGGTAATGACGAAGAAGCAATTGCTCGTGCAGCAAACGTCGGTAGAGCAATCTTAACTATCCTTCAACGAGGAACAGTTCGGATTGGAAATGAGAAGGCAGATGAGAAGATGTTAGATCAACTCCTTGCAGGGGATCGAGACATGCTTATCCTGGCAATCTTCAAGGCTACCTTTGGTCGCACCACAGAAGTACCCGTCTACTTTGGATCAGAACTAAAGCAGATTGAAGTTGATCTTGATAAAGATATTCAAGTGAAGATTTTAACTGACCCAGTTAATGATCGTATTTTCTCAGTATCGGGAAAGAACCACGAGTACACAGTGACACTACCGACAGGTGTCTCTCAGAAAGAGATGATTATCAACTCTGATAAATCCTCCGCTGAGTTGACCACCATCATGCTAGAGAATACTGTGTTAAAGATCGATAACTCTCCAGTTGTTAGCAAGCAACAGGTACGAAACCTAGGACTTGCTGATCGTAGAAAGATTGTTGAAGAGATCAACAAGCGACTACCAGGACCGCAGTTTGACAGCATCGTTGTCACTGACCCTGAGACTGGAAGCGAGGTACCAGTTCCCGTTAATTTCGGGACCTTATTTCGATTCTAATACTCTTCCATACAGTCACGTAGTGGCTGAATGGGCAGCGTTAACTCAATCCTTTAAGGGATGGACGTTGACAGAGATAAAGCAGTTGTCACCACGAGAACGAAAGAACTGGCTACAGATAGCCAAATACGTAAAGGGAAAGGACTAGCATGGCCAACAAGATGGTTGCCAACATTAAGTCTTTGACCACTGGTGTTGACGAACTGACAAAGAAAGTTAATGCTCTCTACGAGTCACTTGAAAAAGTATCTAGCGTTTCAACTTCGGCTATGGAGGGCGCTACTGGCGCTCTAAAGAATAACGGCGGTAGTGCTCACCTAGGCACATCAACTACACGGCCAGGTACGGGCGCTGACAATGCACGTTTCCCACAGCAGACTTACTCAGGTCCAGGGACTAATCAAGTCAACAACAGTCTTGGACAGTTCTCTCAACAGGGTGGCGGTGGATTCCCCCTAGATCCTGGTAGCGGTGGTCGTAGCAAGTTTGTTCAAGGCGCTATAGGAGCGGCTAAGATAGGTTTAGCACCAGTTGCTGCTGCCTACGCAGGAATGCCTGATCTCGCTCTTACAATGCAGCGTTCAGTTGGATTCTACCAAGCAGGATTAGCATCTCCAGGAATTAACCGTGGTCAGTTAGAGCGTGCAACATTCAGCGCTATGGGTGGTGGCTTCTCTAGTCGTGGTTCAGATGCTGCAGTTGCAGCGTTACTGGCTAGTCGTGGCTATACCCCAGGAAGTGCTAACTACCTACAGACTGTATCTCAAGTTGGTGGAGCGTTTAAATATCTTGGAATGGATAACGCAGCAGCGGCTAGTTCAATTGCAGGACTTCAGTCAGGTCCTATGGGAGCAAACCTATACCAGTACGGTATCAGTACCTATGATGCGGTTTCTGGAAAAGAAAAAACACCAGGGCAAATTGCAAAGCAGTTAATGAGTGCTATGACTGGTGGTCGTGGATTCAGCAGTGTTGAAGCATTACAAGAATCACGTCAACGTGGTTTCCTTGGTGCCAACATGTCTACTATGGGATTTGATGCAGGGCAACAAGAGATCTTGTATCAAGCAATGATTGATATTACAGCAGGACGAAATCCAGACCTCGCAGTTCGTGGAAGTAATCAAGGAGGAGGGAATGCAAACACAGCCCTCACTGCTGCAGGTCGTTTAAGCGGTTCTGAAACAGAGTTAATGATGAAAGCAGAAACCGCAATGATTCGCGGTTTTGAAAATGCTGCAGATACTGTAGAAGCATTTAACCGAGTACTAGGGAAATCCGTTGAGCAAATGGGATACCTAAAGGGATTGATTGGCGGAGTTGGCGGAACTAACGTAGGAGCGGCTTTATCTACAGGCATCACTATGCTGTTAAGTGGAATAAAAGATTTAATCTCATTACTTCCTAAGGGTGTACCAGGCGGTGGAGCAACCTCTGGATTTGGTGCTGGATTTAATACTGGTATCGGACCACGAGGCGGAGCCGCAGGAAACGGGTTTGGTGCTAAAGATAACTCAGGAATTTGGGCATCAACAAACAACGTACACACAGGTCAAGATTTCCCAATGAAGATCGGATCACCTGTATCAGCAAGTCTTGATGGTTATGTTTCCAGTATTAACCCAGGACCAGATTACGGAACCGCTATCGTTATCGATCATCCTAATGGGTACCAGACAGTGTATGGACACTTAAGTGAGCGAAGTGTGAACCTCGGTGACTTTGTAACAAAGGGACAAAAAATTGGAAAGTCAGGAAACACAGGTAATACGACTGGTCCTCACCTCCACTACGAAGTACGACAAGGAAAGAACAACCCAGTTAATCCAGATGTATTAACTTACTTTGGAGCAGCATCTCCAGTTGGCGCTGCAGGTTCTAGTGTCACTCCTACCTCTGCTGCCTCTAACGTTGCAGGTACAAAAGCAATTCTTGGAACTGGTGATCAGCAAGAATGGGCGACACAGTTCCTCAGTAGAATTGGAGCACCGATAACAGACACAAATCTTAAGTCTGTTAATACATGGATGCGCTTTGAAGGCGGTCACTGGAAGAACTCTGCTCATTACAACCCTCTCAATACAACCTTGGACATGGGCGGGTCTGAGATCATGAACTCCCATAACGTAAGACGCTACAAGTCTATGGAAGAGGGTCTTGACGCTACTGTCAGAACCATCCTTGGAAACAAGTCTGCCGAACGTGGTTACGATGCCATTGTTGGTGCTTTGAAGAACAACGCTGATCCTCAAACAGTCTTTAACCTTATCAACGAGAGTAGTTGGGGAACTAAGATTCGTGGAGGAGCAACTTCAGGTTACGGAGCATCTATACCTCAAGGAACTGTTGTTTCAGGGGACAAGACAGTAAACATAACTGTGAAGTTTGATGAAGCAAGTGATCTAACAGCCATGAGGTTTGCTAAGCAGGTGCAGAAGTTCTTAAACCATAACAATGAAAACTCAATGATTGGAAACTCCTAGTGACTAACCAGGCAGATTACTCAAAAATTGAAAGTACCATCTCATCTTCTAGAAATAAGTCTGCTGCTGCAAATGCGCGAGCAAATGCGTACTTTACTGATGAAAAGAAACGAGAAATCGCTTCTTATCAAGCAAAGGCTGACGTTGTCTACAAAGAGTACAAATCTTACGTTAATGCTATTACAAAACTTGAAAAAGAAATTGCTACTGGGTTCCTGCTTCCTTCACAACTTGCAAATGCTAGAAATAATTTAAATATATTAAAGAATAGACGAGATGATTCGTGGACGCGTTACACGAATTTAACAAGTAGAGTTAACAAGTTAAAAGTGTTAAAAAAACCAACACCTTCTACAACTTCTAGAACAACCTCTAACACTAAACCTAGTGGCCCTGTAACAGTTGTAGATGGAGGTAAGGTAAACCCTAAAGGACCTTATCAATACAACGCTCCTCTGTTAAAGAATGCTTTACACAACCCTCTCGGACCACAAGCATCCTCTCTAGATAACGTCTCTATCAACCAAGGAAACTACACAGATGCTAGACAAGCGTGGACTGGAGTTACTCCTGGACGTGGAACCTTCCAAATGGACAAGAAGTTTGTTGTAGAACAATTAGATGGACTTAATAGAAGCAACTCTAAACAAGTTGATGATCAATTGTATGGCTTTAAGTTTCTTTACAACCCTACCTCTGTAACTATGGGTTGGGGCATTCAAGGAGCAGTTAATCCTGAGTACCAAGCAAGTGGTAAAGACGAAGCCATCCCAATTTCTGCAGGATTATTTTCTTCTCAAATTCAGTTTTCAATTATCTTAAACAGAATTGAAGACATGAATTACCTAGACAAACTTGGGTATGTAAGTGCACAACAAAAAAAGATTACTAACCCACCCTCTGAACTAGACCCTGCTCAACGAAGCAGAATTTATTCTGCAAACGTTATTGGCAACTCTCCTTATGGAGAAAACGTCTCTATCGAAGATCAACGAGAGATTTATAATAAAGGAACGATGTACGATCTTGAATACCTATTTAAGACTATCAATGGTCCTCACGCTACCTTTAAATCTGAATTAAACGGAACAACTGCCGATCGCGGTTACATGCGTATGTCAATTCTAGAATTACACTTAGGAGCAAACTTACGCTACAGAGTTCGTATCTCAGATCTTGGTATAAATCACACTATGTTCAATAACAGAATGATCCCTATTCTTTCAACAGTTAACTTTACTTGTCATCGATTTATTGATTACAGCATTCAAGATAAGGTGAAGGAGTGAGGTTAATTAAATGATTTTTCTTGATAGCAGATATGCGGATGGCAAAGTCTACAAGGCTTTTGACGCTAGATCTAGCACCTACGAATTGACAGTTAACCGTGAGTTTCCTAGTTACACGGCATCCTTCTTTCTGTACAACTGGATTGAGACTGATCGACTCGACAACTTAGCCTTGCGATACCTTGGTGCATCAAACCTGTGGTGGAGAATCCTTGATATTAACCCTGAGATTCTTGACCCATTCTCTATTGCTCCTGGTACTCAACTAAGGATTCCAAATGAGTAGTACGTACCAGAGTCGTCAAGGTTCTGGGTTCACCGTTTCTTACCCAGATTTTCCTGGGTTTGATACAGTTCCTCAAAACTTTAGGCTGTATCAAGAGGCTGGTAAACAAGACATCATCGAAATAACGTATCCATACTCTGACTCTTTCTACACAAAAGTTTTGAAGACAGGAGTTCCACTTCATGTAAAGTGGAGAAACGACTCCGTATCAGGTGAGTTCTTCGGCTATGTCTACGACTCGTCTCCTCGAACAGCACAAGGAATGAACCGTCGAGTAGTTGTTAGAGGGATAGGCGCTTCTCTTGGGTTAAAGCAGGGAGAAGCAAAGATCTGGACTAACAAGACTGTTACGGAAGTGGTTGAAGAGATTGCTAAGAAGTTTAAGTTAAAGCCAAACATTACTCCGCACCCATTACGTCTAAGTCAGATAACAATGACCTCTCATTCGTATTGGGAAAAGATTCAAGAACTTGCTAGAAAGATTGGGTATGTAGCACAAGTCTCAGGGACTGATCTTTACTTTCACCCGATTGACAATATGATAAATCAATTTATGACTGTAGTTCCCGTACTTTCTTTCGAGGAGGCAGAGACTCGTGAGTACAGCGGCCCTGTCTCTCATACGTTAGACACCTTCCAACCTAAAGTAGGTGACCTAAGTTCTGGTGGAACATACAGTCGAAAAGATAAAGTCATTCATGGAATTGATCCTCTTACAGCAAAATCCTATACGACTACCTCTTCCCCTAATCAGGTGGGAAAGAAACTAAGGTCCTCAACTAAAGAGCCCCTATTCAAAGAGGTTCTCTCTTCTTCGGTATCGGCTAGTCCTGCAGTTGCCAAGATGATTGCTGAAGCCAATGCAAATCTCTCAGGATTCTCAATCCTGGCAGAAGGAACTGGCCAAGGTAATCCCAACATTGCTCCCTACCGAACTGTTGAGATAAATGGGACTGGAAGCACCACTGATGGTTACTGGGTTATAAAGAAGGTAGATCATTTCATAACTTGGGACGGTCGTTACTCCGTTGAGTTTACCTGCATGACTGATGGAACTGGACGTAATAAAGCCAGTGCCTTCCGTCCCCTGACTGCTTCTACAATTCCTATCAGAAATATTGCTCATGAACTTACGACAGGGGTATCTAGTCGACCAACATCTACTAGAATAAGTGCACCAGCCACTATGGTCAAAGAAACTCAAAGCGGCTACAAAATCACTCCAAGACGATGGGTAGGTAGATAATGGCTGAAGTTGCAATCTCCTTGCCTTTCTCTATAGATCCTTATGGACGTGTAGGTACCACAACAGACCAGACAAAGATTTGGGCTGACAAAGTTCGTTCTGTTATAGGCACGGCACTGAGAGAACGAGTAATGCGTCCAAAGTTTGGAACAGACATCCCTCTATCAGTCTTTGAAAACCAAGAGGATGCTCAGACTCAGATTGAGTTTGAAGTCAACCAAGCCTTTAACGACCAGTTACAGAAGTTGACTCTGCAGTCTGTCAGCAGTGTCTTTGATGAGTACACAGGCATTATGCAGGTGGATGTTACCTACGCTTTGCCAAATGATGAGGTAACTAGCACCTCAATAGGATTAATTCGAATTGAAGGAAACGCTATAGCAATTGAGGAGAACCTGTGACCATAACCCCACCATCCACTATCCCCGTATCGATCGACTACACAAGCAAAGACTACTTTGCAATTCGATCAGAACTAATCGCACGTATTCAAGATCGTGTACCTGACTGGACAGCGGCTGACCCAGCAGACTTTGGTGTCGCACTCGTGGAGGCGTTTGCTTACATGGGCGACATACTCTCCTACTACATCGATCGAAATGCTAATGAGGCGTTCCTAACAACAGCGACCCAACGTAACAGCGTTCTAAATATTGCACAGACTTATGGATACACACCTGCAGGTTACCGTCAAGCCTACGTAACACTAGAGTTTAGTAACACATCTGCCTCTTCTGTAACCATCCCTGAAGGAACGGTCGTTACTGGAGAAGTAGTTATTGGCGATACGGTTCAAACTGTTTACTTCACAACTGGTGCAGATGCAGTTGTTCCAGCAGCAGTAGGAGCAACTCCTGGAACAGAAATAGTAACTGCTGGAGAGGGACGATCAGTTATCCTTGTATCAGACAATGCAACTACTAACGGTGAACTTATTGGAACATCAACAGGTCTTCCAGCCATGCGTTTTGAGTTAGGTGAGACACCTGCTGTTGACGACTCCGTACAGATCTATGTGCAAGATGGAGACATCTACACTAAGTGGACACAGGTACAGCACCTCCTTGACTTTGGCCCAACAGATCAGGTGTTCACCGTCTCTACAGATGAAGACGACATCGTTACAGTCTTATTTGGCGATGGAGTGTCAGGAGTTATACCGACACTGTACTCAGAGATTCGAGCAATCTACACAGTCGGTGGAGGATCTTTTGGTAACGTCTCCTCAGACACTTTAACCTTCATTGACTACGTTCCAGGGCTATCTGAGATTCAAACCTCAGCACTTCAAAGTATTGTTTCTGTTTCAAATCCTGATCCAGCATTAGGAGGATCAGATCCAGAAGAGACTGACCAAATCCGTACTGCAGCAGCCCTTGCTCTTCGTGCAAACAATCGAGCAGTAACACTGCAAGATTACGCTGATCTATCTTTAGCAGTCACTGGTGTTGGAAAGGCAAATGCGGAAGCGGCTGTATGGACATCCGTCACCGTATACATCGCTCCAACTAGAACAGCAGTAGACTCAGACCTTGCACCAGGATTAGATGATGCTGGAGACACAACAGTTGAATGGGATAACGTTTCGACAGATGTTGAGGAATACTTGGCTGACAAGATCTTGTTGGGAACAACAGTGACTGTATCCCCACCTGTATATGTAGACATCACAGTCAGTTTTACATACACAAGATTAAATCAATACACCTCGACAGAGGTCGAGACTGCTATTAAGAACAGACTCCTCACTGACTTTGGATATGTAGGAATGAACTTCCAAGACACAATCTATCCACAAGATCTTGAGTTTGTTCTGCAACAAGTTCCTGGAGTAAAGACTGCCAAAGTTACACAGTTGTTCCTCACAGGAGGATCGGCAGCACTTAACAACTCTCTAGTCGGTGGAGCAGATGAGATCTTCCGTTTACTGGAAGAGAACTTAAACATTACTGAGGCGTAATGGATATCAAAAGACTTTACGGAATTTATAGAGGAGTTGTTGCGGATCGCAATGACCCTGACAATTTGCGACGAATCAAGGTACGAGTTCAAACTACAGGGTCTGAGATGACTGATTGGATTTGGCCTATAGAACCATCGAGTATCCATACAGAGGTTCCTGTAGTTGGACAGGGGGTATGGGTAACCTACCTAGGAGGAGATCCTGAATACCCTGTCTGGTTGGGGTCTTTTGGAAAAAATCAAGGACTTAATAAACAGATCTTTATAAAGCCTTTAGAAAACTCGGTCTCATTAACAGGGTTAACTTCACACATAGTTGTAGTTAACCAATCTGACGGAACATCTGAAGTAGATTTAACAGCAACCTTGATGGCTATTGCTAACAAGGTAAAGACTCTTGAAACTAAAGTAACTACTCTTGAAGGAAAAGTTGCAACACTAGAGGGCAAGGCTCATACCCACCCGTAGTTCAGGCAGTAAATAGGCGGCAAACCAACGAAAATAGATACATTGAATTGAAAGGAAGACCGTGACAGCCACATACCCAGCCTCGATCAAGTCATTTAGCACCAAGACAGACTTCATCGACACAGTCCTTGCTGAGCATGTCAACACTCTGCAAGAAGAAATTAACTCAATTCAAACAAATTTAGGTACCCTGATTAAGACAGGTTCTGGATGGGTTGGGTCATTCGACGTAATAACAACCAACTGGAATACATTAAAGGACCGACTAGCCAACATCGAGTACGGCTTGTACGACATGTACACCGCTGTCCCTACAGGAGGAACTGATGGTCAAGTACTAACTAAAACCTCTAGTGATGACTACGAGACCGAGTGGTCAACAATTGACGCTCTACCATCTCAATCAGGTAACAACGGTAAGTACTTAGTAACTGATGGATCTACAGCCTCTTGGACTACAGTAGTCACTGGCGCAGACCCACTAAGCGCCTTCCTGCTCGCTGGCTGCTAAGGAGTAACTAACTCGTGGCACGTTACGGTAATTTTAGTTATGCAAGTGCAAAGTATGGACTACAACCACGACTTGCTTTCTCTGTTGAACCGATGGACTTGGTGGTCTTAGACTTCACCAAGACACGTGTTGAGTGGCAAACCCCAACAGGAAACTTTACAAAGATCCGTCTCGTAAGAAATCAAACAGGATTTCCAGAAACAGCAGAAGATGGAATTGTAGTTTGGGAAGAGGCTGCAACTGAAGGAACTGTGACTCGATCAACCTTCGTTGACTCTGATGATGCTGAAATTGCTATCCCACCTATTACTCCTGGTCAACAGGTTTACTATCGTATGTTTTTGTTTATTGATGCTGGTTACTGGGTAGTGGCTGGACAGATTACAGACACTGTCCCTTCAGATCATAATGCTCAAAAAAGAATTATGGATATTATTCCAAAAGTATTCACAAGCCAGATCCAAAGCCCATTAGGTGTAACAGATGAGAACTCAGCACTGTATGCCTTTATGGAAGGTATGTCATTTACCTACGAACAACTGTTGACTCAGATTGACTTGCTACGACCTAACCACTCATTTGAGTCTGGTGCATTTGCTTTATTGCCTATTGAGACTTTGAACTTCGGTTTAGATCTAGAACCAAATCTTCCAGTAACAAATCAGAAGCGCCTTATTCGTGAAGCAATTTTTATGTACACTCACAAAGGTCTATCCGACGGTATCCAGACTTACGCAGAATCTCTAACAGGGTATGCACCCACACTTACTCTTTCTGAGAACCTATTACTATCTGTACAAGACAGCACGTTCTACGGTTCAGTAGGGAATTGGACAGCAACTAACGCCACTCTCTCATCAAGCACAGAACAAGTTGCAGACACTGGCGACAACGTCATCGACGGGACAGACACCTGCAAGATCATTGCGAGTGGTGCAGGTTTGATGAGTCTTGGAAACTTACTGCCCATCACTAAAGGCGTTCCAGTAACGGCTGGTACCGAGTACATTATGTCTTTGAAGTTGAAGTCTCCTACAAGTGCAGGAAACATAACTCCACAAATCTACTACTACGATAAGAATACAACCTTGTTATTTAGCAAAGCAGGAACAGCAGTTGCTGCAAACAACACCTGGAAGAGTGCAAGCGTTATCACGGATGCACCAGCGGCTCAAACAGCAGTGTTGACAGGAGCAGTGGGGTCATCAGGCTCTATTGTCTACACCACAGACGATCCTCATACCTACCTTGTTGGTTCAGTAGTAACAATCACTGGATTTTCTACAACTGCCGTTAACTTAAGTAACGTCACTATCACAGCGGTTACATCAGATACCTTCACAGTTGCAAACGCTTACACAGGAACTGCAACAGGCACTGGTTCAGTAAAGACTCTAGAAGCAAAGTATGCCTCTCTTGGGATCTCATACTCTGCTGCTGGTACCTACTACGTAGATCAAGTGTGTGTTCAATCAGGAGACACAGTCGACTACGACGAAGCAAGAGCAATCGATATCTTTCTTGACTCTTCAAAGATTAATTACATTAAGAACCCGTCATTTGAAGAAAACACAAATCAATGGATCATCACAGCAGACGATAGTTCAGTAGTCTCTGTTGCTCCAGACGACATCAGTGGAGGAACAGAGTCACTTAATCTTGACATCTCTTCTGGAGCAACTATAGAAACAACTACTGGATCTCTACCAGTACTAGACAAGTACTACACATTTTCCTTCTACGCTAAGGGCTCGACAACAAGTACTGGCACGATCACTCTGACACCAGAAGATGATGGAGTTGGATTAGCAGCAGAGGTAAGTAGTGAGTTTACACTCAGCACTGATTGGCAAAGATTTACAGTCACAACATATGTAGATGCAGATGATGTCACTGTTGATCTGACGGCAACGGCGACCATCGAGTTTGACGCAGACTCAGGAGAAGAGGCATGGGTTGATGCAGTTCAACTAGAGGCGTCTCCATTTGCCTCTGACTACTACGACGGCAGCCTTGCCTCACAATTTGGCGCTGTATGGGAAGGCACTCCTAACGAATCTCCTACACACCTATACCCTAACAAGCCTTTTAAGATACCTCGTTTGGCACAGACGCTTGATGGTTGGGTTCCTCCTAACTCTTTCTGGCGTCTCCGTTCATTTGCTGGGGTGGAGTTTACCAACCTGACGGTGTAGGCTCCAGGTCATGGTTGACCTACTTATCACGATCCTCATTGCTGGAGTTGCAGTTACCTACGTCATAGAGTTCATAGAACTTATTACGACAGGTATGTTTGGCGTTCCTCTCCTCAATAAATTCTTAACACTTCCATTAAGTTTTGGCGCTTTAATTTCCCAAAACTCTTTAGACATGCAATTCATAATTGCAGTCCCCGCTATTGCTACAGTTGCACTTCTACTTAGCAAGTACTTAAATAAACCAAGGGTTGTACAACAACGACTACCACGACTATAGGGGAACAACATGAAGCGGATGATCTTATTAACTTTTGACCCAAGCGCTGATGTGTACTACCCGCTTGTAGAATTACTCGGCAAAGAATATGTGAGTGAAGTTCTTATTCCAGTAATCACTAGAGGAGTATTTACAGAAACTGCAATCAATGCCGTTAAAGAGCAGGGTATAGACTTTAAAATCTACCTAGATGTAGAGACTACTATGGATGGACTAGAGGAAGAAGCAGATCAGATAACTATCTGCAGTAATCCAATCAAAGAGTTACTAAACTTGATTACTCCAGATGACATCCTTGCCATGGCATGGGATGACTCTGATGAGGCACACATGACTCTACACTCTCTAGAGGATTTTGGCCTTGAGATGTGGAACATCAAGGGCACACTCAATCCCATCGAGATGGATTACACAGAGGACACTACGGAGGAGTTGCATGATGCCATGCAGGAGAGCCTCGCCTCCTTCATCGAGATCTTCTCTGCCTACATAGCCTCTTCGGTCTTGGATACCCTGATGGACACCATCACAGAGCGGCTGGAGCAGGAGTTAGGCACCAAGGACATCAACCCCTTCAAGGATGACGACACCCTGTGAGAATCCCACATGAGGCCTATACCGCTGACCTGACCGATTATCAGTTCCGACTGCTGTCTACCATATGCCACTTAGCGGGCTCTGGAGGCCGTCTGCAGGCCTCAGCAGCCCAACTTGGTATAGAGACTGGCAACGTCCATGAGAAGACCGTCCGTAGAGGCCTTGCAGCCTTGGAAGAGGCTGGCTTCATCAAGCGAACTCGGACCAAGAGAGCCAACGGATACCGTGGGATAGACTTACTGGACATTACAAGCCCAAGCGGGACGCTAGAGTTCCCTAACCTAGGGGACGCAAATGTCCACACCTCACATGACTATAAGTCACGTAGCCATATTACTAATAAGTCATTAGTACCTAATAGCAAAGATAGTAATCAATTAAAAGATATTAGAAACACCGAAGGTGTTTCAATGAAAGAGATACGAGTACCTATGAGAAAATGGGAAGATGATTCAGACAATCTTGCAGGCTTCGGCCTTGTTGAGGAGCGGGACGTTGTTCAACCGAAGATCCGCAAGTCCGACCCAAAGACCAGAGGCAAGCGACCTGAGCATGAATGGACTCCCATGGACGTCGCTGCTGAATTCTCATATCGAGTTGGTAAACGCTACCCGCTCCTCCCAGGCACCGTTAACGTCAGACAGTTATCAGGAGCCCTCAGCAAATTCAGAAAGCAATACCAGACCACAGCCCTAGTCGAGTTGGAACTGCTCAAGTTGTTTATGGCAGATGAGCGCAACTTCCAAAACATCGGGGATGAGGCACCCCATCTTTACAAGTTGTACCTTGCATCCTTTGGCAAGAAGATGAACCAAGCCCGTGAAAATTTGGGGCTAAACAAAGTCAATGCTAAGGTCGATACATCTGTTAAGGTCTCCACCCTTACAGCCAGCGATGGCAAGGTCTTCCAGAATTCATTATCTGGTCGTGCACAACTAGAGCGATACGAAAAAAGATTAGGAGCAGATAAATGATTCTAGATACAGGAACGATGATTGCAGTCATTATTGCACTTGCTGGTTCAGTAACTGTGATGTGTTTGTTTTGGAGAGAGAACGTCTTTTTACAAAAGCAAGTAAGACAACTACTAGAGGAGAAGAACAATGGCTAAGAAAGTCGAAGCAACATTTGTAGCAACAATTACTTTGAACACCGAGAAGGCTGGCGGATGGCTTGCAATCGTTAGCGCACAGCGACCTGCTGGAGAGTCTGTTAACTCTATCCAACCTGCAGAAGGCATCAGCGAGTACACCGCATGGAAGAACGCATCTGCCGCAAAGCGCTGGGTCAAGGAGCAAGTCCTCAAGCACACACCTCGCAAGTCAGTCAAAATGGTTGCAACTGGAGCACTTGATGCAAAGGGAAAGCCAACAGCATTTGCTGGATCACTAACCTTTAAGGTTGATAACACTTTCACATTTACTAAGTAACGGGAACCATGTACGACATCAATCAACTGTCTGCTTTAAAGAAGCACTGGCTACTGCGTACCTCAAATATCCCACGTCGCTTTCTAGGTCTTGAACAGCAAGACATAATCGACAGGGCTGGAGAGTTTCCTAGCGAGGTATCGACGTGGATTGATGATGCAATTGGCGGTCAGGTGATCAAGCAGATTGGCAACATCGGCATTAACGGTGTCGGGCTATTGTTTGATGGAGGTCCAGGAATTGGTAAGACGACTCACGCAGTAGTTGCTGCTATGGAGTTCATCCGAAGACTTCCAGAAGATGATGTTGAGGCTGCAAAGATCCTGGGTCTGACAGCATCTGATTACGGGCTAAGCGCTAGACCGATCTACTACATGACCTACCCAGAATTTTTGTCTAGAAAAAAGTCAACCTTCGATGCGGATCACGATGATAAGCGCAATATGGTTTATGAACTTGATGGCTTTCACGGACGCTCGAAGTTTGACTGGCTTAATGTTCGCATACTTGTCATTGATGATCTTGGTAAAGAGTACGGATCTAAGTATGACGACAGTTCATTCGATGAAATTCTCAGGTTAAGATACGACAAGGCTCTACCCACAATCGTGACTACAAATGTTAGACTAGAAGATTGGGAATCTGAGTACAAAGAAGCGATGGCAAGTTTCGCACACGAAGCATTTATTAGAGTCCCTATCATTGGTTCTGACCTGCGAGCAGCACAATGAGAGGTAAGAGCATGGAGTCTCCTTGGAGAACCGTTCAAGTTTTTATCTCTGCTCAGGCTGCTGGTATTTTTGAAGTTGAAGTCGATACTGAAACAAAGAAGACACGATGCAACTGCCCTGTGTGGCGTAAGACAGCCACATGCAAGCACGCATTATTTGTTCAGAACAAGATGCGCTACAACAGAGGTCACTACTCAATACTCGTTCCTACAGATATCTCTGAGGACCTAGCGGTAGAGGCAAGCGATGACCCGAAGAAGTTTCGTGAATTCGTGGTCAAGTACGCTAAAGTAGAAGTCATATGAAAGGCGGGGACATTTCAAATGTCTCATCTCTCCAGGTAGTGTGCCTTACTGATGTAGTGATTGCATTGATTGAAGAAGAGACTAGAAAACTTTTGTCAAAGAAGATCGAGTACAAGATTGGCAACATCGATCTACAGAATGCAAACAAATTGTGGAACCTCGCAAACAAGTACGGCGTCTCACTTGAGTTGGCTGGCTACGAAGATCATGGCTGGACAGAAGAGTTACTTGAGAAAGCATTCGACAAGTTAGAAAAGCGTGTGGTCAATCCATTTAACTACTGGCAACTCTATGAGAGTCCAGATGAGTTAGTCGCTGGCATCCCATACCGTGCTAATCTACGGGGCGTCATCGACATCCCTGGAAGAGTTGCACGATACGGATCAGCAGGAGTACAAATAGACAATATGTAAGAGGGGACACTAAATGGCATCTGACAATGAGCATCGCTTAGTCAGCAAGGTCATTCGAGATCGAGACATTGTTCCAGCACTACAACGTGGTGTTACCAATGCATGGTTCTTAGATGATGACAACAAGAGAGTCTGGGATTTTGTCCGTAAACATTACGGCGAGTACAGCGAAGTACCTACTGCTGTAACTGTTAAAGATCACTACCCAAATTATAAAGTCTTAGATGTTCAAGACAACATCGAGTATCTTCTTGACACTATCGTTGACTTCCGTCGTCGCCTCCTTACTCGTCAAGGTCTTGAGAATGCGATCGAGCAACTACAAGACAACGATCACGATGCTGCTCTGCTTGCTATGGAAGCAACGATCACCAAAGTCAACGAGCAGGGTGTCCTCGGAACTCACGAGATCGATCTTACTAAGAACACCGAAGAACGTTATAAGGAATACCAATCACTGCAGAACTCAACCTTCTTAGGAATACCTACAGGGTTTGCAAAGATTGATGAAGCAACTGCAGGACTACAGTCTGGTCAGTTGATTACGATCATCGCTCCACCAAAGACTGGTAAGTCACAGATCGCATTACAGGTGGCGATCAATGTGCACAAGGGTGGAAAGATTCCTATGTTCCAATCTTTTGAGATGAACAACCACGAACAACAACAACGTCATGATGCGATGCGTGCTCACATCTCGCATGGTCGTTTGCGTCGTGGAAAGTTATTACCAGCAGAAGAGGCTCGCTACATTGACACACTCAACGAGATGGAGAAGGAGCACTCCTTCCACCTTGTAGATGCAGTCAACGGAATTACAGTCTCATCACTTGCTGCAAAGATCGAACAGACCAAGCCAGACATTGTGTTTGTTGATGGTGTGTATTTGATGCTTGATGAAGTAAGTGGCGAGATGAATACACCACAAGCAATTACTAACATCACTCGTGGACTTAAGCGGTTAGCGCAACGAATCCAGAAGCCAGTGATTATTACTACACAGACTCTGCTGTGGAAGATGCGTGCTGGAAAAGTTACTGCTGACTCAATCGGTTATTCATCTTCATTCTTTCAGGACTCAGATGTGATCCTTGGTCTTGAGCCAGTAGAAGAAGATGAAGAGATCCGTTTACTCAAGATCGTTGCATCTCGTAACTGTGGACCTAGCGAGACAGCGCTTACATGGCGCTGGGAGACTGGCTGTTTCCACGATGAAGATGAGATGTTGAAGTGTGTTTACTGTTCGAACTGGAACCGAATGTGATTGATGTAGAGCGTGTTCTCCTTTCATTAGACCTCCCACTGTATGCACAGCGTGGCATTGAGGTTAATGGGTTGTGTCCAATGCACAAGAAGCGCACAGGTAAAGAAGATCACAATCCTTCTTGGTGGATTAACTCCGAGACTGGTGCACACATCTGTTTCTCCTGTGGTTACAAGGGGAACATCTACACCTTAGTTGCAGACATCAAAGGCATCGACTACCACGAGGCTCGTGAGTATGTAAACGATAAAGAAGACATGCCGATTGATGCACTGATGAGACGCATCAAGGAACTGCCAGAGTACATTCAAGCCGAAGCACATCCGATTGGAATGTCAGAGGCTCGTTTGGCTGTGTACACCACACCGCCAGCAATCGAATTAAAGAAGAGGTTCCTAACAGTAGAAGCGGTAGAAGCCTGTGGCGTACTGTGGGACGAGAAGAACACTGCATGGATACTCCCTATCAGAGACCCCAATGACTTTTCATTGTGGGGTTGGCAAGAGAAGGGTGCTCGTGGTCGTTTCTTTCGCAATCAACCTCAGGGCGTTAAGAAGTCCAAGACTGTTTTCAATGTGCAGATACTGAAAGAAGATGCACCACTGATTGTTGTGGAGTCTCCACTTGATGCGGTCAGATTAGTTGGGCTTGGTTACAACTCGATCTCAACCTACGGTGCGATGCCTAGCGTTGAGCAAGTTAAGATCATGCGCCGTGCAACAAAGGTGATTGCAGCATTCGATAATGATGGCGCAGGACAGAAGGCATCAGAAGAGATGCGTGGTCATGCTCGCAAGTACGGTATTGAACTTTCTTACTTCAACTACACAGGTGTAGATGTGAAAGATGTAGGAGATATGATTGAGGATCAGATTCACTACGGAGTAAGTAAGGCACGGGACATGATCTACGGCAAGGCGGCGTACCTATGATGGATTTGCGTGATAAGGATCGCCCCTTACATATCTGCGTATGCGGATCAATGCTATGGAATGTACAAGCAATGTTTGAGGATGGGGAAATTTCCCTGTACATGCTAGACATGGAATGTGCACTCTGCGGAACACTAGCCACAGCACCAACCCCGATAGACAATGACATTTAAGGGAACCCTGAAGCCCTACCAGGTAGAGGCTGTAGACCGTATGGTGGAGCGCAAGAAGATGCTTGTTGCTTATGAGATGGGCTTAGGTAAGACCTGCATGACTATCGCCTCCATAGAGGAGTTAAAAGACAACGGTGTAATTACAAAGCCAGTATTAGTAATTGCCCTATCTAGTTTGAAATACCAGTGGGAGAAGGAGATCAAGAAGTTCTCTAACTCCACCACCACTGTGGTAGATGGCTCTAAGACAGTCCGTGCTAAGCGCTGGCAGGAGCGTACAGACTATGTCATCTGTAACTACGAGACAGTAGTAGGCGACTGGGATCTACTGACAGAGTATGAGTGGGGAGCAATCGTCTGTGACGAAGCCACCGCTATCAAAGGGTTTAAGTCGAAGAGATCAAAGGCTGTCAAGAAGTTATCTAACGGTATACCTATTCGTTTCGCATTGACTGGAACACCTATTGAGAACGGCAGACCCGAAGAGGTATACAGCATTATGCAGTTTGTAGACCCAACTCTTCTGGGTCGATTTGATCTATTTGATCAGACCTTCATTGTTCGCAATCACTTTGGTGGCGTACAACGCTACCGAAACCTACCGCTCTTTCATCAGAAGATGCAGAGTTCCTCAGTAAGAAAGGTTCAGACAGATGCAGACGTTGCTCCATATCTTCCAGACACTATTCATCGTGACCCTATGTTTATTGCCTTTGATAAGAAGACGTCTTACCTCTACAACTTCATCGCTGATGAACTAAGCAACGAACTCTTTGAAGCACAGCAGTTACTAGGTGCTAACTTCTCACTGATGGCTCACTACGGACACGACAGCAAGCCAGGAAGTCCTGCAGATCAGTTGCGTGGATCGATCATGTCAAAGATCACTGCACTGCGTATGCTGTGTGATGATCCCAACCTATTACACAAGAGTGCAGATAAGTTTGATGAGCATCTAGGTGAAGGCAGTGCTTACGTCAACAGCCTTAAGACAAGAGACTTACTTGATGGGGTAACAAAGACCCCGAAGTTAGATGCACTCAAGGTGTATGTAAAAGATCACTTAGATACTGATCCAGATGCAAAGGTAGTCATCTTTACTTCATGGGTTGGAATGCTAGAAACCATACAGAAAGAAGTTGGTGGGACTCTGTACACGGGCTACATGAACGCCAAGGAGAAAGAAGCAAGCAAGACCAAGTTTCTTACAGACCCAGAGTGTAGAGTATTCATCTCCTCAGATGCTGGTGGATACGGGGTTGATCTACCTAACGCTAACTTACTGGTGAACTACGACCTACCTTGGAGTGCTGGGCTGGCTGTCCAACGCAACGGACGAATCAAGAGAGCCTCAAGTCGCTGGCCTAGTATCACTATTCAAGACATGTTGATTGCCGATTCGATAGAGGAGCGCCAACATGATATGCTCCAGCAGAAGAACGCAGTAGCCGATGCGGTTATCGATGGCCAGGGTATTAACGCCAAGGGCGGAGTCGATCTGACAGTTGGAAGTCTGATAGGGTTCTTACAGAAAGCAAGACCATAGGGGGAAACATGGCAAGAGTAAAAGCAACAGAAGGAAGAGAAGAAGATCCGCTTATTAAAGATGCGAGAGAATATTCTTTCTTAAAACAACAGATCGAATTCCTTGAGAAGCAACAGAAGGAAGTTCGTGAACGTCTATTCACCACTCTTGATGAGATGGGTGAGACAGATGACAAGGGAAACATCATTGTTGAACTACCTGAAGAGGTAAATGGGTTTGGTGCAGTTGTAAAGCAGCGCCGTGTATCACGCAAGATTGATGAACTTGTTGCAGATGAAATCATTACTGAAAAAGGTATGGAAGATCAACTGTACAAAACAATTCGTGTTGTAGATGAAGATGCACTAATGGCTGCTCTTTACAACGACGAACTTACAGAATCAGAGATTGACTTAATGTACCCACAGAAGATTGTGTGGGCATTGGTTATGAATAAGAGATAACACATGGCTGGCTTACGTGGACAAGACGAGATCGATGCAGCATTTGCTGACCTCGAATACATCCCTGGTTCAAAGAAAAAGCGTCGTGAGTTAGATCCAAAAGTTTCTCGCCGTAAAAGCGGTGAGAGTAATGGTTGGGATTCAAACCCAGTCATTAAAACATTGGGTGGAGTAGAGACAGAAGTATTCACAATCGGTGCGTTAGCGCTTGCATTGGAGAAGACGATTGTTACTATCCGCTTATGGGAACGCAAGGGATACATCCCTCGTGCTCCATATCGTCTACGGTCTAAGACACTCAAAGGTGAGAAGACTGGCGGTAACCGAGTTTACACTCGTGCACTGATAGAATCCTCGATTGAGGAATTCAACCGTAGAGGATTACTCGGTTCTGCTCGTGTAGAGTGGAGCCAACACGAAGACCTGACAGAGGCTTTAGTAAAGCGCTGGAAGGAAATTACATCCACAGAGAGCCGTTAGGCCTCATTACCAGAAAGAAACAAATGCCAATTACAAAGCCACAAGTAGATGCAGATGCATACCTTGACGAGGATAGCGAAACTGCAGTTCCTAAAGTAGGAACAACCGTACAACAGGGATGGGATGCAATCGATGCTCTCGTCACAAAGACAGATGGAGATTTTCCAACTGACTTCCGATTCTCCGAAGAACCACAACTTGTAAAGTTCCTCGAAGATCGTCCATTTGCTTCATACGAACAACACTGGATCGAACGCCCTAAGGGTAAGAAGTCCTTTGTTTGCTTGGGCGACAACTGCCCACTATGCGACGTACTAGGCGACAAGCCTCGTGGAAAGTTCGCATTCAATGTTCTTGTTCTCAGTGGTGAGACACAGGGCGTTCAGATTCTTACAGCACCACCATCACTTGCTCGCCAGATTAAGAAGGCGCATGATGATGAGCGCAAGGGACCTCTTGATAAAGAGTTCTGGGAAATTTCTCGGTTAGGTATGGGACCAACGACACAGTATACCCTCAATTTTGTGCGTGGCCGCGATCTAGCAGAGGAATGGAAGTTAAGCAGTGACGCTGTTGCAGAGACTGTAGCAGCCGCTGTACCGTTCACAGCAGAAGTAATTAGGGAGACCCCTCGCTCCGAAATGCTTGAGGTTGCTCGCTCTGTAGCGTAACTGTACTTCCACAGAGAAGGGGCCTGTTTACTTTCCGTTTCCAGGCTCCTTCTCCTTACAGATTGAGGGATCATGAATATCATTACAACAAAAGAACAGTTAAAAGATCTTGTTGAGTTTTACTCCAAGGTAGATGCGTTTGCATTTGATTGCGAAACAGTTGGTGAAAACAGAATTCAACCTGTAGTTAACGACGTCATGTGGATCTCACTAGCGACAGAAGGTCGCACTGATGTTATTCCCATGGGACACCCGAATGGTGAGTTCCTTCGTTGGGACAAAGAACTACTACTCAGTGGTCAACGTAAACTTGCTGCAGGTAAAGAGTTGAAGGATGCAGACTACTCAAAGAACGAAGCGAAGTGGGTTCCAGTGTTTGATGCGCCACCAGCACAGTTACTCCCTGGGGATGTATTCAAAGCATTAAAGCCTTTGTTTTTTAGTGACAAGTTAAAGATTGGTCACAACGTAAAGTTTGACTTGAAGTCAATCGCTAAGTATTACCGTGGAGAAGTCCCTAAGAAGCCGTTCTTTGACACCATGATGGCATCCTTTATTATCGATAACCGTAATAAGAACATGCTAGGCCTTGCTGCTTGTGCAGAACGTACTCTAAAGGTTAAGGTTGAAAAAGGCATTGGGGCAATGGTTGAGGTTCACTCCTTCAGCGATGTTGCCTACTACTCTGGCTTTGACTCAGAGGTGACATGGAAGTTGTACAAGGCATTAGAGCCACGGTTTGAGGGAAGTCTTAAGCGTGTATGGGCTTTAGAGATGGATGTTGTTGCTGCTCTCTGTGACATGGAGTTAGCAGGAGCCAACATCGATGTAGATGAACTGGTTTTATTAAAGGCACGTCTTGAGAAGGACATCGATCTTGCACGAGCAAAAGCCTGGAAGTTAACTGGAAAGCCTTTCTCTATGAACTCTGTAAAAGAGAAGCAGGAGTTGTTGTTCTCGTCTAAGGAAGAGGGCGGTCGAGGTATTAAGCCTAACCTTCGTATCCGAATTGCATTGACTGCGAAGGGACAGGAAGTTGCTGCAAACACTCCAGAGAAGTTAACTATTCATCATTACTCAGTATCCTCGGATGCATTGGAGTTCTACCGCAAGAAAGATGAACTAGTCGATGCAATTTTAGAGTATCAAGACCTAAATAAATTAATGACAACGTATGTAATGCCTTACCTAGGTGGAGAGATTACTCGTACTACTATGGGTAAAGAGAAAATTGTTGATAAGAAGAGCCTCATGATTAACGGCAAGGTACACACAAACTTTAAAGCCCATGGAGCAGAGACAGGGCGTTTCTCCAGTAGTGACCCTAATCTACAAAACATTCCTAGTAGTGGTGAGTATGGAAAACTAATCCGTAATCTCTTCATTGCACCACCTGGACACAAGTTAATTGTGGCTGACTACTCACAGATTGAACCACGCATTATTGCATCCTTCTCAGGTGATCCAATCATGGTAGAGAACTACAGAACTGGTGGAGATATCTATACCACTATTGGTGACACCATGAAAGTAGATCGTAAGGCTGGAAAGGTATTGGTTCTATCGATTGCTTATGGAGTTGGTCCAGAGAAGATTGCACAAAGCATTGGCTGTTCTGTTACAGATGCTAAAGATTTGTTGGTTAAATTTGAATCACAGTTCCATGACATCTCTAAGTACAAGGCTAAAGTAATTCGACAGGCAACTGGCAAGGCTCCTATACCATACGTGGAGACTATCTTTGGTCGACGTCGCTACATCCCAGAGTTAAAAAGCAATGAACGAGGCCTTAAGTCACGAGCAGATCGTCAGGCATTTAATACAGTTATTCAAGGTTCTGCTGCAGATTTAATGAAATTAGCGATTGTCAGGGCACATTCTTGTTTTACGGATGAACCAAATGCGAATGTTGTTTTGACTATCCACGATGAACTAGTTACTGTTGCCCGTGAAGATCTAGCAGATGAGGTTGCCGAAGCAATCCGTGTGTCGATGGAAGGTATTCACCTACCAGAGATTATAGTTCCTCTTATTGCAGATGTGAAGATCGTTAACAAGTGGGGAGAAGCAAAGTGAGTAATGCAGACTGGTGGGCAAAGCAACTAGGTGCACAACCACAGGCACCACAACAACAGGTCCCTGTAGCACCGCCTCGGCAAATGAATAACCCAATGCCACCCTCGCAACAACCTATGACTCAGTTTCAACAACCGCAGCAACCTGTTTCACGAGCACAGAGTGCATCACAGACTGCTTCGTGTCCAGAGTGTGGTGGCACTAACTATCTGGCTGTACAAAACGCAACGCCTCGTTGCTATGACTGTGGTTATCCAATCAGTCAATCAGGAAGTCGTTACGGGTCATTAACTGGCGCAAAGGTTGAAGGTGCTGCAAAAGGTGCAATCGGAAATGATGTTCAAAGCAATTGGAACCCTCAAGGGATTATCGGGAGAGTAGACTAAATGAATGATGAAGCACGCAAGATTGTTGCAACCCTTAACAAGAAGTTTGGCAACAATGTGGTGGTTATTGCATCTGACATTCGGTCTGATCTTATTCCTCGTATTACTAGTGGTTCTACCACTCTTGACTATGTGTTGGGTGGTGGCTTCCCTGGCAATCAATGGAATGAACTCATTGGCGAACCATCACATGGCAAGACAGCGGTTGCGCTTAAAACGATCGCAGCAAACCAAGCGTTAAAAGCAGATCACACAACAGTCTGGGTTGCTGCAGAGCAGTGGGTTCCAGAGTATGCAGAGATGTGCGGCGTTGACACTAGCCGTGTAATCGTGATTGAAACAAACATTATGGAAGAGGCTTATCAAGCCGTTATAGAGTTCGCAGAATCAAAGTCAGTAGATGCCATTGTTATTGACTCCCTTCCTGCCCTTTCACCTGCCCCCGAAATGGAGAAGGACATGAATGAAATGACTGTTGGAAGGGGAGCACTCCTAACCAACAAGTTCTTTCGTGTAGTTGGTTCTGCAATCAAGCGCAGTCTGGTTGAAGATGAACGTCCAGTGCTCGGTCTCATCATCAATCAGTACCGCATGAAGATCGGTGTGATGCATGGAGATCCTCGTACCACTCCTGGTGGTGAGGGAAAGAACTATGCATTCTTTACTCGTTGTGAGATCCGTCGTGATGAGTGGATTGAGATTGGTCCTAGCGGTAATAAGAACCGTGTTGGACAACGCATCAAAGTTCGTACACTGAAAAACAAAACTGCACCACCACAACGTGTTGCATACTTTGATTTTTACTTTGCAGAAGGTGGCGACTGTGCTGCAGGTGAGTACGACTTTGCAAAAGAAGTTGCATCACTTGCAGTTGTAAAGGAGATCATCCAACGTAAGGGCGGATGGTACTACTTTGGTGAGCGCAAGTGGCAAGGTATTGATCCAGTCATTGCAAGTATTCGTGAAGAAGTTGACTTAAAAGAACAGATTCAAAAGTTAGTATTTGAAACATCAGACCTACCAATGGCGGAGGAAAGCGATGACTAAGAAGTTTGTTGTAAACGACGAAGGCTGGGCACAGGTACTGGAGAAGGGCGTCGAGGATTACACCGACATGTTGTTTGAAGCAGTGTGGGATGGCACAGAGGATGAAATCCCTGAGACATTATCAGGGGAACCATTCTGTGGTTGTGGCACCTGTTTCTGGAGAGAGGCATTGTTCTTCTTAGTACCTCGTTTGATCGAAGGTTACGAGGAAGGCAAAATAGAACTTGAAGACTGAAGGTCAGAAGCAATCTCAGAAGCATGAGAAGAGACTCGCTAAGAAAGTTGGTGGGTCTACTAACGCTGCCTCTGGAGCATTCTGGTCTCGCAAAGGTGATGTACGCTCAAGTGACTTACTTATTGAGCACAAGTGGACAGGCAAGAAAACCAAAACCATTAAATCAGACGAACTAAAGAAGATAACTACAGAAGCAATCCTTGATGGACGAATGCCAGTGTTTGGTCTTCACCTTGATGGAGTGAACTACGTGATTCTTCTTGAAGACGACTTCTTAGAGATGAGAGAGAACCTAGACAACCATGGAAGACTTTGATGAACCAGAGTACGCATGGCGATACAAAGCACGATGTTCAGGCCAAGACACAGATATCTTCTACCCTCCTCGTGACAAGGAGCAGTACAAAGAGATCGCTAACACAGCAAAAGCATTCTGTTTTGGTGAAACAGGAAAGAACCCTTGTCCAGTACGAGCAGAGTGTCTATGGGATGCAGTTAGACGAGACGAGCCTCATGGAATTTGGGGAGGACTCAGCCACCGAGAACGAAACGCCTTAATGAGAAAGTGGCAAAAACTTAAGAAGACTAAGAAGACAACCCACACACTAGAAGAGTTTATTTTCAGTATAGACAAGGAATACTAATGCCTTCCAAGACAGACTTTCAAAAGTACTTAGACACTAAGAAGACAGACAGTCGTCTTACTGGTCATATTGAACGACACCTTATGAAGAAGGCTCCAGGAGATCGAAGCACTACTGTTCTTCACCCTTCAGAGATGATCAAGGCAGACTTCTGTCATCGGTACTCTTACTACCTACTTACTGGTGGCAAGAATATGGAAAAGAACCCTGGTCTAACACTGCAGAACATCTTTGATGAGGGTCACTTCATCCATGAGAAGTGGCAGAACCGCATCTATGAGATGGGTAATCTGTGGGGAGACTTCAAGTGCGTAAACTGCAACGGCATTACCTCTGGACTATCTCCTGAGAAGTGTCAGCACTGTGACTGCAAGACTTTAAAGTATGACGAAGTAAAGATGCTAGATCCTGAGTTACGTATTGCTGGACACACCGATGGCTGGGTAAAGAATCTAGGTGATGACTTCTTGATCGAGATCAAATCAATCGGTGAAGGAACGCTGAGATTTGAAGCACCAGATATTTTGTATGATGCAGATGGTGATCTTAATAAAGCGTGGAAGAATATTCGTCGTCCATTCAGAGGCCACCTATTGCAGGGACAGATGTACCTGGAGTTGGCTCGTCGTATGTTTGGAGATGTTGCTCCTAAGGAGATCGTCTTTCTGTATGAGTTGAAGTCTAACCAGGCGTACAAAGAGTTCACTATCAAGGCTGACTACGAAGTTGTTGATCGGATCTTCTTTAAGGCAGAGAAAATCATTAAGGCAGTCGAGGCTGGAGTAATGCCTGACTGTAATGTGAGCGAAGACGGTTGCAAGCAGTGCAATCAGATTGAGGAATGATGTTAAACCTAGGTGATGGATCAAAGCAGGCTGTAGAGAAGATGAAGGCGCAGAATATCAACCTGTGGCCTGAGCAAGACAAGCAGCCGCCTATGCCTAAGGATATCTCCCTGCTAGAGAGTGACGAACTCAGTGCCCTATTCACACGCTTAACAGCCTGGTCTAACTTCGTAGCGGGACAGTTAGCCGCATCACAGGTAGACGAGAAGGTGCTTGAAAAGCGTAGGGACATGCTGGAAGCAAAGTTGCTGATTATGAAAGACACCAGTAAGGTTAAGGGTGAACGGGTGACCATGATGAAGGCTCAGGTGATGGCTGATCCAGACTTTATGGACGTGGAGGAGCGTTATATGAGTGCCTATGCGTACCGCAAGATGTTAGAGGTTGTGTACAACAACTTTGAACGTGATGTGGCGTTGGTATCCAGAGAAATCACTCGTCGAACTAATGACGTACGAACGGGACGAAAGGATAAGTTCAACACATGAAAAAATTACTTACATTACTTATATCAATTGCGGTACTCGGTACCACAGCGGTACCAGTACACGCAGAGGTACCACCAGCAGTTGTTGTTATTGACACTGGCACTAACACCTCTCTATTTAAGGACAGCATCTCTTACGAGGTTTGTATCTTGTCTTCGTACAAGTGTCCAAATGGAAAGCAGATGATGGAAGGATCAGGTGCTGCAAACCTTCCAGCAACAAAAGACAGGAACTTCAGCCATGGAACACAGATGGTCTCTTTAGTTCTTCGTGTTAATCCATCAGCAAAAGTTATTCCTATCCGTATTGTTGGAATGACTCCTGCGGGTAACCAAGGTTTCTACTCTCTATCAGATGTCAACAACGCTCTTAATTGGGTTGTTGCTAATAGAGTTACGCACAACATTGCAGTTGTCAGTATCTCTCAAGGAGCCATTTTTGCAAACTGCAAAGTTCCAGCAGGATTAGCAGAAAATATTGCAGCCCTTAAAGCAGCCAACGTTCCAGTAGTTGCTGCTGTTGGTAACAACGGTAACCGTACTGCTACACATGCACCCGCATGTTTGACAGACACTGTCTCAATAGGTGCTACAGATAATCCAGGAAGAGGCGCAATTGAATACGATAAAGATGCATCTCCCTACATTGCACGTTATAGCAACGGAGCACAAGGACAGACTGACTTCTTCTTGAATGGTCGTTGGAATGCTATGCAACTTAATGGAACATTAAGATTCACAGCAGGAACATCAGGAGCAACCGCAGCAATGGCTGGTTGGTGGTTACTGAATAGAAAAGCAACCTTTGATGAAACATTTAACGGATTGATGGCAACAACCGTTGATACTAAGAACGAATTCCAGACAGGAAAATATGTCCGACTCCCATAAGCCTACTGTGCTTGAAGAAGCGCAGAGTCTAATCACTGGTGATCGTAACTATACGTACGATCATCCTCTTGATAACTTCAACCGAATTAAAAAGGGTTGGGAAGTTATTTTCGATATTGATATTACTGAAGAACAAGTGGGATTAGCCATGGCATGGGTAAAAATTGCACGAGAGTCATACATGCATAAGAGAGATAACTTGACTGACGGGGCGGGTTATCTTGGGACCATTGAGATGGTCATAGATGAAAGAAACCTCCGTGCCAACAAAATTATTTGATGGCGGTTTAACAGAAGAGCAAGTCCTCGTTGCGATTGGTATTGACCAATCGTTAACGGGGTTTGCTTTGTCTGCAGTAAGTATTGCAGAACCAGAAAAGCACATCACATGGGTATACAAGTCACCTTACTTTGGTATTGAACGACTAGCAGACATTCGTCAGTGGTTGATAGATACCTTTGACTATGTTTCAGAGGGCCATGGGATTGTAGACATTGCTATGGAAGGGTCAGTCCTTGCCAGTCATTCTGCTCTTGTGTTAGGTGAACTAGCAGCAGTGGTTAAGATGGCAATTTACGATTACTTTGGAGAGGATGAGAATTGTCGCTACCCATTAAAGATTCCACCAATGACACTTAAAAAGTATGCAGCAGGTAAAGGAAACGCCAAAAAACAAGAGATGTTGATGCAGATCTACAAGAGGTGGGGCATCGAGTTCAATGATGACAATGCCGCAGATGCCTACGCTCTAGGAAGGCTTGCTGGAAAAACTGCGAATGATGAAATCGAGAAGGCAGTAGCCAAACAAATTGAGGACCCTAAATACCGAGACCAACCACGACTTTAGCCTTACCCTTTGGTTAGGAGCGGCACACTAACTCGAACCAAAGGACTAATAACTGTGACAGAATCAATTTCACCTATTTCTGCTGACGAACCGTTCCTACGTGTCAGCGCTTCTTCAAACCCTCAGAGCGTTGCCTCAGCAATTGCTCACGCAATTTACGACAAGAAGGAAGTAAAACTCCGTGCCGTAGGCGCAGGAGCGGTAAATCAGGCAGTTAAAGCAATCGCAATCGCCAGAGGCTATGTAGCCCCTCGTGGCATGGATCTATCCTGTATCCCAGGATTTACCACTATTGAATCTCGTGATGGTGAGATCTCAGCAATTGTTTTTGCCATTACAGCCAACTAAAACAGCCTTATCCTTAGAACAAGACTAAGGAGTCACTATGGCAAATTGGACAGATATGGGTCACGCAATGCGTCGTCGCATGGGCGCACCTTCAAACCATCATGAATCGGTAGGTAAGCGAATGAATTCTAACCCAACACCAGAGCAGATCGTGGCAACAGGCGCACGAGCATACATGGGTAGCGCAGCAGGTGCGTTCACTGCACCAAGTGCGACACCGCTTGCTGGAAAGTTAATGCCTAAGAAGAACACACAGGCTGGCGATCCAACAATCATGAACAAAGCAAATCGTCAGAACGTTGAGCGTAAGGGTGCACAGCACCGTATTACTGCAAAGATGCCTGCACCCATTAACAGCGAAGCAGGAGCGACAATGGCAAATGCTCGAATCGTTCCTTCAGTTATGGGAAGACAAGCACCTAACTTTAACAGTGGCGTAGATAGCACCTACTAAAATGAGTGACTCACTATCAGCGAGTCAGTTCCAGCCAGTACAACCAGACATCACACCTCCGCTGTCATTAAGTGCAGCAACAACTGGAAGTGCGGCACAGGCAACTGCGTGGCGTAATCAGTCCTTGGGTAAGGGCGGACCTTTAGCGTATTCATCTAAGACTAGAGGAACAACCTTTAACTGGGATGATACTGGAACATCTTCTGCCTTGCCTCGATCTGATAAGGGTGCAGGTAGAAACGAATGAGCGATAACCGTCCTGTTTTAAGTGATGCTCAATTCTCGCACCTTCTAGGTGGCTCCCGTGAAATTGCGACAGGAAAACAAGGTAAAGGATCTGGGTACTACGTATCCCGTGACCCACGAGTTCCTGTTCACATGGGCGGAAGCAAAGAGACAGTTGGCGGTTTAGCAGATACTCACACAGTACGTGAACATTTTAGTGACATAAAAGGTGTTGCTGAAAAAGTTGTACCAACTGGTTGGATGCAGGCTCGTGCAGCAACTCCTGCAGAGAGTGCAAACGTTCATCAAGGAATTTGGCAAGACACAGAAAGCAAGAAGACATACCTAGATGTATCTGATCGTGTTGGTGGACGTGCTTCTCGCAAGTCACTAGCAGAAGGATTGTCTCGTGGCATTGAGCAGAAACAACTTGCAATTTATGCTGCAGGATCAGGAAAAGTTCTTCCTACAAACACAGAAGACAAATTTGGAACAAAGACTCCAAATCCAGCAGCAGAACTTACTCTTGGGTATTTAAATAAGCAGAATGAAGAGAGTGCTCGTCGTCGTAAGATGAGTAAAGGCGCCAAAGCAAAAGAGAAGAACGAAGCGTTAGAGGCGTTTGACAAAGCATTCCCTAGGAAGAAGTAACTATGGCTGGCGGATATAACAACTTCTCTCCTTCCCAGAACTGGCAATCTCTAGGTGGCGGTGGTCTTGCTGGATACAACAATCAAGGTGGTGCAGGTACTCCTGTAGCCCGTGACACCATGGATTCACTCCGTATTGGTGTTGGTAGAGTTCCATCTGCGGAATACCCAGATGGCTACCTTGGTACTATCCGTTCACGTCGTGATGACCGTTTACTGGATAGCATCAAGACTCGTGTCAACCAGAAAGCCTATCAACGTGGTGTACACAAAGGTGAGCGCATTGAGCCATCTATGTACTACTGGCCTGAAGAGTTCAACCCTGACATGGGTCTAGCCCGTCAGATGAAAGCAGTACCTGTAAATCGTGATGGCGCTGTGTCATACATGGTCCCTCGTAGTGCACCGCAAACTCATCTTACTCCTGCTCCTCACCTCGTTAACGATGGTAAGGCCAATACACAGGCTAATCAGCCAGGAGAAATCAATGCACGTCGTCAGGCGATGCTTGCCTACTTGAGACCAACGTGGAACTAACATGGCTAAAAAAGAAATTGTAGAACCATCAACTCGTTCCACAGAGTTTTTATCTGGTCAACGTCCTTTATTACTTAGCGATTTAACTTCAGAAGAACGTACTGGTGCATTTGCAGCAGTTAGCGCTCACACTAGCAAAACTCGTGAAAACTTAGCAAAGTTTGCTGCCAAGGTAGATCACCCAAACAAAGAGATTGCTGGAAAAGCAAAGCGTGCTCAACGAGCATTGGATGAAGGCGCTGTTAACAGGCCTTATAACCATGAAGACGCTATTGCTAACACCATGCAGCACTTTGAAAACTCTGCAAAAAATCCTCGTGCAGGAGAGTCTGTTCACGGAGTGAACTTCTACTCACGTAATGCTGCACCAATCCACGACTTAGTTGCAGGACGAAACATCTCCCCACAGACTGCATTTGAAGCAACAGCAAAGTTAAGCAACAAAAACCGCCCAGGAAATGAGAAGTCTTCATTGACAGCGCTTTTAAATGCTCATGAAAAGGGAAGCGTTACCTACACACCTGAATTTGTGAGTAAAGTTCACGAAGCAACTGCTGGTTCACACCGTATTTCACCTGAAGAAATAGGAAAGACTGTTCCATTTTCTCAAGTACATCCCGACATTGTTGCTGCAATGACTGTTCCAGGTGTTCGTGAAGGAGTGTCACATGCACTTCACAATGTAGATCTTGCTGGAATAGGTAAAGGCGGAATGCGACAAAACATTTCGGCTGCACATGCTACCCTGCAAACTGGTAAAGGAAACGATCCTTACACAAATCCAAAGTTTGCTAGTTACTCAATGTCTCATGCAGAAGCACCTCTTCCTGGAACGCCAGAACATCAGGAGTACAACATGCGTGCTGCAAACATACATGATGTGTTAACTGGAAAAGTTTCTGGATCTCAACTTATGCTTGATTATCATGGTTTGCGTGATAAAAATGAAGGTCACCTATCAAACGTTGCTCCAACAGCAAACGATCTTCATCATCGTCGTCTCAGTTACAATCAACCTGCAGGAGCACCTTACGCAGCCGCTGGTGACTTAACCATGAGTGTTAAAGGAAACGTTGCAAAAGGTGATACCAAAATTTCAGGAGACACTGTAGAACACGCTGTGTTGCAAGATGTGGTGCATGAAACAGCAAAAAGATTACAAGAAAAACACAACCTCCAGTATTCAGTTCCATCTCGTATGGTAAACGAAGCAGCATGGGCAAGCACCCGTGTAATGACTGGTAACGATCCAAATCCAGCCAAAAAAGAAGCAGATGCTGCTCACGGTGCTGCACTTAAAGAACAAGAAAAACGTAACTCTCACAGAGCATCTCAAATGGAGTTATTCTAATGACACAACATGTTGATGGAGTATACGACCACACCAAGCCTTGGCGTGCACCGATCAAACCTGATCAGGTAGCAAAGCGTTATCAATACAATGGCCCATGGTCAACAAATGCAGAACGCCTCACCTCACAGGCTCTTATGGTGATGAACATTCCTGGAGCAGACATCCAGGCTATGGTTCGACCACCTCTGCCACAGATTCAACTCTTTCCAGAACGCTATGGATACGAGAGAAAACAACCTGGAATTGATGACATCGTAACGGTAGATAGAAACTATACTGAACCTCGTATTTCTTGGTTCTCTGGTGGAGTGGCTGGTTACCAAGCAGCAGAACGTAACGGATTGGGGAGCACATAATGCCATTTCCAGTAGCAGCAGTAGCAATCGGCGGAGTACTCCGTGGAGCAGCAGGCGCAGCAGCAAGAGGCGCTATGACAACTGCTCGTTTTGGTCTCAAGGGCGGTAAAGGTGCATCAGGAATGGCAGCCAACGCTGCCATTAACAACAGCCTGTCTTCTTCTCAATTTTCTGGGACTAGTCCTAGTGTAAACATCACAGGACCTGCAGTTCACGAGATGTTAGGAAAGAGACCTAAATGAGCGATGGAGACGGCATGATGTCAATGGAGTTGCAGGCTCGCCAGATCGCTGAGAACGCAACCCGTTACAACGGATCTGCTCCATGTCCAACCTGTGGAGTAGTTATGAACCCTGTAGAATTTATGACAAATAGAGGTCACTGCCTCTCATGCGTCACACAACGCAATGCACAACGAGTGAAAGGTAAGATGGCATAATGACAGTTAACTCATCACGATCAATGAACGCCTCACTAGATGAAGGCGCAACAGATGGCAAGTACCGCAAGGTTCGCCCAGATACCGAAGTAGGAACTGAGTCATCAGCAACTATTGCGAATCGCCAGTCACTACACCCCTTCTATGGCTATGGATTTGCAACATCTGAATACCCAGGAAAAGTAAACCCAGGTAAGTAATCATGTCAACTATGGTTCCTGATCGTGGAGACAATCCACGTCGTAAAGTAAACTTCTACGATGCTAAAGAAAACTTTAGTCACAGTGCAGACATTCGTTGGTTAAGTCCTAAGGGATACCGATCAGGTCGTCCTCATGGCTCTGAGTTAAAGAAGCACATGCCACAAATGGGTGGATGGGCATTACCTGAGTACGACAACAACCCAAAAGCACCTAAGGACAAGTAATCATGGCAGATAGAGTCGCAAAAACTAATAGAGCAAAAGCACCAGACTTTATTGCAAGCAAAGTTCCTTTCAAGGCATCAGCATTGTCAGGGCTAGAAGGTTCTCGCCAAGATACGGGAATGATGCCACAAGGTGAGGCAGAGCGTTACAAGGGAGCAAATCCTTCCTACACAGTTATGTCATACGGAACGCCGATCGCCTGGCATGGTGATCAGGGCTGGGATATGTCAAAGGCTAAGCACAGCGCAACCACCTCTCGTCATCAAGGCATCGTTCGTCGTGCTGTATTTGATGAAGGACATAACGGAGCCCGTCAATAATGAGGACAGCACTTGGCGCACCAGATCCTGGTGAGTTTGAGCGTAGGCAACCACACAACCTATTTAACGATCGTCGCATAGGCGGAAAGTCTAAGAATCGTGCTTATGGTGAGTCTCAAAAAGTAAATAAAGAACAAAAGATGCAGTATCAAGCGCCAAGAAAGCCTAAACAATTCGATTAATAATCTGTTAGGATAATCGGACTACTACAAGGAGCACAATGAGTAACGTACCAATCCTGGGTGAAAAACCTAAAGACCAAGAACCGATGTTTCGGTTGCTTTACTGTCTTGTCTGCCAATCTTTAGATGAATTGCCACCATACGATGGTGAGCCAGAGTTAGATCACCTCCTTGCTGTTGCATGTGAGGCACATGTATTTCCCTCAGGAGAGCCACACAAAGGCAAATTATTTGTCCTGCCACTTCGTGCATGGGCACACAACGAATCAAAGCGAGAGATCATCAGCCAGATCAAATGCGGTGGATCAGCAGGACTTGCAGCAATTGATGAGACCTTCTATGATTCCCGTTCTACTTTTATGGAAGATGCTATGTCGTGTTACAAGCGCCATAATCAACCAAAAGACGGATGTCCAGATTGGCACGATAACAATCTTATGCTTATCCCAAAGACAGAAAAAGACCGCATCAAAGAAGGTATGGGTAAGTACAAAGACACTCCAGGTCAAAAGACTTACCTTTGTGATTTTTGTCCAGTAGCAATCGGAGTTGCAGAGCGCAAACAAAAACTGTTAGGAATGAAATAATGGAAGAAGATAAAATTCAAGCAGGCTTCAGTGTAGTTATCAATGAGGATGGAACACTGTCTACACATGTGTTTCCTGCCAGCGATACAGTCGCACGACAAGCAACTACCTACGACATCTTTGGATGCTGCAAGGAGTTAGTGGGTGACATTGAGTCACAACTACTGGCTGATCGTGTCTCCAAGGCTGTCCTTGCTAAGTTAATGCCGCCAACTCCAGAAGAGATGGCAAAAGTACGCATTGCTGAGGCTTTAGCAAACCGCCAAGCAGAATAACCACCTAAACTAAGGGTATGAATCGCCCTGATGGATTAGACCGCTATGTTGGACCTGTGTCTATACAGGCTCTACCGACATCGTACTTCTCCCAACCAGAAAACACTCTAGATCCTGAGTTGTTCTCTGGAACAATGCTCAAGGGCTGGGTTCGTAATGGGCTTCTTCAAGAGTTATTTGGTTTCCTTAATGAGACCTATCGTCATCCTGATCTCTGGACACATGTATGGCTTGCAGGTTCTGCAGTATCTTACCAGTGGTCTGCTGCTCGTGAGCCAGGAGACTTAGATGTCTTAATCGGCGTTGACTATATCCAATTCCGTAAGGCTCACCCAGAGTACAACGGACTCGGTGATACAGAGATCAGCAAGATGCTCAACGAAGATTTCCGTGAGCAACTGCAGCCAGATACAAAAGACTGGAATGGATTTGAAGTAACTTTCTATGTCAATCCTGGCGCTACAGATATTCGTACTATCAATCCTTATGCAGCATACGACTTAACTCATAACGACTGGACAGTCTTTCCAGAGAAGCAATCTGCACCTATTAATCCAGTGGGTGAGAAGGCTGCACAACGTGATTTACAGAGTGCATCCGATGTAGTAATGCGTTATTCACAAGCATTAACAGACTTGAAGGGTGCTCAAAATGATGCAGCACGTCGTAACGCAGAGTTTAAAGTGCAACAGTTATTGATGCATGGCTCTATGTTATTTGAGGACATTCATCACAGTCGTCGCTATGCTTTCAGCCCTAGTGGTGGTGGGTATGCAGATGTATACAACTATCGCTGGCAGGCTGGTAAGAAGTACGGCACAGTACCAGCGCTTCGTCAGATGCACGACTACTGGAGTGAGTACAAGAACAAACAAGCACAAGAGACTTACGGAATTGATCTACCCGATACACAGACACTAATCCGACGAGCAGCAACGTACAGGAATCCTCAATGAGTAACTTAAGTGCTGCTCAATTTTCTGCTCTTACTGGTTACACCAGTTTAGGGAATAAAACTTCTTGGAAAAATATTGCACAATCTTTAAGTGAAGGTACAACTCCAAACGAAGAACACTCTAAGGTACAAGCCGTCAGTAACCTTATTTCCGCAGTAAATCAACATTCCTCTTCTGAAAGACCAACTCACTCTAAATTGCTTGTCTCTGGAGTTAACTTACCAAAAGGAAACAAAATCCCTAAAAAAGGGGAGTATGTACACCATCCTTTAAGTTCTGCTACGTCCAAGGACTCTGTTGCTGAAGGGTTTGCTTTACAAGGAAAAGGAAAACCCGTTGTTTTTCACTACCCCCATGATGTTAGAGCCCTTGATGTGGCTAAGATGGGAGTAGACCATTTTGGTGATGAGTCTGAGCACATAGTTTCTGGCTCATTTGAAGTAAGAGATACCTATAAAGAAAAAAATATAACTCACGTAAACTTAAGGGCAAAAACTAACAACTAAGGACTAAATTGAACGTACTACTATCACTAGACGGCGTACTAAGTTCGGACTCAGGCGATCCAATCCGAGCAGGAGTCATGCTCTACTATGCTTTAAACATCAATAATCGAGTGGCTATTAGAACCTCTCGCAAGAAAGAAGATGCAGAGCATTGGCTTAATTCGCACGGAATTATCAACTACGATGATCTGATTGATTACTCTTACCATTTAGAGGGCGAAGACTTAAAGAAGCGCCAGTTTATTCTAAGTCGTTCTCGTGCACCGATTGAGATGTATGTGGACTCTGATCCTTCTATGTGTGCATGGGTCTTTGAAGAGCAAGGTATTCCTGCAATTATGTTTATGAACCCAGGGTTTCTTGCCGTAGAACGTCGTCCAGACGCACCTAAGAAAGTTCGTCAATGGTCTGATATTGAAAACTCCATCAATCGAGTCAACGTGGCTAAGTCCAGAGATGCTGCTAACCCCAAGGAACTAGAGTTCTGGGATGACTAAACTTATCTTTTCAGGTGTAGAGGTTGGTTCCAATCGCACCCTGCTAGAAGGCATGAAAGTTGAGTCGATGGGACTCAACTTTTGGGGTCTTCGTAAGCGTGGTCTACCTAAGACTAAAATCTGGCTTATAAGCGAGCACTTTGACCCAGAGACCAAGGTCTACATTGAATCAGGGGCATCACAGGCTGACAAGGCTGGGCTATCTCGTGAGGAACTCATTGACTTGGCCGCTGACTATCAAGAGTTCCTTGTCAACAATGCAGATCGTGCTGAAGGGTTCTTAGAGTTCGACTCACAAATACTCGGCCTTGAATGGATAGAAGCGCAGCGTCCCTTCTTCAGTAACGACCCTAAACTATGGGTCATATGGCATGAAGAGTATGGCCAGAGTAAGTTGGCAGAGATGTCACGCAACTTTCACAATGTGGCTATTCCCCATGACGAGATCGAGTCAGTAACTAACTTGGCCGCCGTAACAAGGACTTACTCCAACCAGTTCAAAGTCAACTACCACGCCCTCGGATGTGCCAAGCCAGACAACCTAAGATCTATACCATTTGTCACTGCCAGCACATTGTCATGGCTATCGCCTATGCGTAGAGGTGAGACGATCATCTGGGATGGAGCACGTCTAGTACGTTATCCCAAAAAGATGAAGGATCAGGCACGACCTCGCTACAAGAACATTGTAGAGAAGGCTGGACTAGACTATTTAGAGTTTGTCAAAGATAGTACCCTTGAAGCAACTAGAGTTGCTGTCTGGTCATACAAGAAACTAGAGGAATCCATGGACAAGAAGACCCCCAACTTCCACATCATTGATGGTGGTAAAGACAAGAACTTATCTGATAATAGCGATGAGTTTATGACGGGGTTGATGGGATTAGAACTGTCCACTTCTGATAACAGTGGAGCAGATGGGGGGAAAGTGGAGCGCAGTGGAGCAGTAGAAAGAGCCCCTGAAGAGATGACAAACTTGCCTGTTTTTGGTTTCAAAATGAAGACGATAGTTGAGACAGATGATGATGGCAACGATGTTTTGATAGATGTACCCGTCATTAAAACACAACAGAATTCTCTTCGCCAATGCGATACCTGCTTCGTTGCCTCTAACTGTCCAGCGTTCAAGCCGCAAAATACTTGTGCATTTAATCTTCCAGTAGAGGTAAAAACTAAGGAGCAACTAAAGGCATTACTTACTGCAATTATCGAAATGCAGGGGCAGAGAGTTGCTTTTATGCGTTTTGCAGAGGAAATGAATGGCGGATACGCAGATCCAAATCTTTCTCAAGAGATCGATCGCCTACTCAAGTTAGTGGGTAATGTCAACGAGATGGATCAGAATAAAGAGTTCATTCAGATCACAGCCAGCCGACAATCTTCTGGTGGAGTGCTCTCTGCAATCTTTGGAGATCGTGCTCAGGCTCTCAAAGAGTTCCCTAATCCAATTCGTGAAGAGACCATTACTAAAATTATCTCTGAATCAATAGAAGACTAACTTATCTGATAACAGCAGTTAACAGGGTGTGATTCATATCTCACCCGTAGTTGACCATTTTCTTTTTCGATTAATACTTCGCAAAGTTAGCATATACATGATAGGTTCTCAAGCGCAATACTAAGCAACCCACTGAGGGGTATTTAGACATTTACAGAAATGGTAGGGGTTATGACAACATTATCTTTCAAACTTACTGAGGACTTTATTGGACCGTACCGCCCAAAGAAGGCGCCGTTTGGTTATCAAGATGCAGCAGGAAACTCGGTTGGAGAGATAACTTTTTTACGTACCTATTCTCGCCTCAAGGCAGATGGTACGAAGGAGACGTGGGTTGATGTGTGTGAGCGAGTCATCAATGGCATGTACTCATTACAGAAAGATCACGCAAAGACAAACCGATTGCCATGGTCAGATGCAAAGGCAGCAGCATCAGCCAAGGAGGCATTCGATCGCTTATGGAACTTGAAGTGGACACCACCAGGACGAGGTCTTTGGGTCATGGGAACTCCACTAGTCAATGAGCAACGCAACTCAGCGGCATTACAGAACTGCGCCTTCGTTTCAACTGGATCGATGGTCAAGACAGACCCAGCAAAGCCTTTTGCATTCTTGATGGAGGCATCAATGCTAGGAGTGGGAGTTGGCTTCGATGACAAGGGCGCTGACAAAGACTTTGCTATCTATGCACCACAAGGAGAAACTACTTATGCCATCCCAGACACCAGAGAAGGTTGGGTCGAAGCAACAGCCGCCCTCATCAATGCCTACCTCAAACCAGATACGAAGGCTCCAGTATTTAATTACGAAGCAATCCGTCCAGCGGGTGAACCAATCCGCACCTTTGGTGGAACCGCAGCAGGAGCAGAACCGCTAATCAAACTGCATCAGTACATCGGTGAACTATTCAAAGATCGTGCTGGTCAGAAGTTAACTCGTCGTGACATCGCAGACATCGGCAACATGATCGGTGTGTGCGTTGTCTCTGGCAACGTCCGTCGCTCTGCAGAACTACTCATCGGTCGCATTGAAGATGAAGAGTTTCTAAACCTGAAGAACTACGAGAAGTATCCAGAGCGTATGACACATGGCTGGATGTCAAACAACTCAGTGGCAGTTAATGTAGGAGATAACCTAGATAACATCATCGAAGGCATCGCCCGTAATGGTGAGCCAGGAGTTATCTGGATGGACATCTCTAAGCAGTATGGTCGCCTCGCAGATCCAATCAACAACAAGGACTGGCGTATTGCAGGGTACAACCCATGTGCCGAGCAGTCACTAGAGTCATACGAGTGCTGCACACTGGTAGAGACCTACTTGAATCGCCACACAGACCTCGATGACTTCAAGCGCACATTAAAGTTTGCATACCTGTATGCAAAGACTGTGACTCTCCTTCCAACGCACTGGGAAGAGACCAACGCAATCATGCAGCGTAATCGCCGTATCGGTACATCTGTATCGGGAGTAGCAAACTTTGCAGACAACAAGGGACTTCCTGTACTGCGTCAATGGATGGATGAAGGCTACAAAACCATCAAGTCATACGACACCAACTACTCAGAGTGGCTTGGTATCCGTGAGTCAATCAAAATGACCACAGTCAAGCCATCAGGAACAGTAAGTATCTTGGCTGGAGAATCTCCAGGAGTTCACTGGACTGTTGGTGGTCAGTACTTTAATCGTGCTATTCGTTTCTCTAACTCAGACCCAATGCTTCCCTTGTTTAAGTTAGCAAACTATCGAGTAGAACCAGCAAGTGAGTCTCCTGATACGACTTCGGTTGTCTTCTTCCCTATCAAATCTGCTGCAAAACGAAGTGAGAAAGATGTAAGTATCTACGAGAAGATGGCACTTGCTGCTACTGCACAACGCTACTGGTCAGACAACTCAGTCTCAGTAACTATCTCATTTGATCCAGAGACAGAGTCATCGGCTATTGGTACGGCTTTGCATATGTATGATGGTCAACTTAAGACTGTCTCGTTCTTGCCTAGTGGTAACCATGTCTATCCTCAGATGCCTTACACACAGATCACAGCAGAAGAGTACGAGAACGATGGAGTTATGAGATTGTTCCCAATCGACTTCTCTGGTGTCTATGCTGGTATGGCTGCTGATGCTATTGGTGAGGCTTACTGCACCACTGATGCTTGCGAAGTGAAACTGATTACTGATAATCAACCTAAATAATCTAGCAATACAAAGCGGAAGCCCTGCCTTTTGGTAGGGCTTTTGCTATTGCTTTAGCAATCGCACTCTTCTCCTGATTGCAGGATGCCTTGACCTTGGCACTTGTAACATGCTTCTAGTGAGGCTTTGCAATCAGCCTCATGGTCTTTAATTCTTTTCTTGACATACTCTGCACTTGACATCTTGCTTGCATCTGCCTTGGAGACCCAGTCCCATGGATACATGTCTATCTTCCTATTACAATCAGGACAAGGTAACACGATGTTCTTTCTATCTTGACCGCCACTAGGGTAGGTATGGATTCTCCAACCCAACTGAACTAATTTGCGCCAAAAGAGTTCTTCTATCTCAGTATCAGTAAGAGGGTGTTCACGCCAAGGCTTGTCATCAAAAGGTAACTCAGGTTGTTGCCAACCTTGTTGGTGTTGCTTCTGGTATGGCTTTGGGAACTGCCCTTGCTTCTGGTGTGGCTTCTGGTATGGCTTTGCTGTACTGCTCATCACATGATCACGCTCATGTGGAACTGGATAACCTGCTGCCATCTTGCTCCCCTTTGAGTAACTAACTAACTAACCTGGCCGCCAGGTAGAGTTACTTCGAAGATAGCCCCGCCATTTCTGACGGGGCTTCTCCTATTGCTTACTCTGTTGCTTGTCCTATTGCTTTGGCTTTCGCTTTTGCTATTGCTTTTGCTTGGGCTTCGGGAAACTGTGCTAACCACTTCCTGACTACAGGATTGTTAACACCTTTCCACGCTACCCAGTTATCGCCTTGCTTGCTCATGTGATAAGCAATCTTGGCATTAACCACAGGGTTCAACAGTTGGGCGTTGTACTCCAAACTGAACTTTTCCCTACGATCTTGCCCTAATGAGTCAACCATGTTGATCTGGAACAACCCGAATGAGTTGTCTCCTGTATCTCGGTTGCCATTATGGGAGAGAGGGTTGCCACGAGATTCTTTCATGACGATTGCCCACGCATGGCGTAAGGCTTCTCCCTTGAATCCAACTGCGTGAAGCAGATCGACTAACTCTGTCTTGGTCAGACTATCTGCGTTCTCGTACTTGGCTAGGGCTCTCTCTTGGTATTGCTTTTGGTATTGCTTCTGCTTGATCTGTGCTTCGGCTTGCGTAGGGCTGAAGGCTGGTGGCAGTACCACTATCCCACTTGCTACGAAGATCGCCGTAAATAGCGATCCGAATACGATCTTGCCTCTTCTTGTTAGTTTCATCATCACTCCAAAAAGTCATTGACACTTTCTGATGCCTTTGACTGGTTGTGACGAAGGCGATGTAGGTATCGCTCTGTCGTCTTTATCGACTGATGCCCTAAGCGTTCCTTGACCTCATGCACATCTACCCCACTTTTTAGAAGTTGGGTAGCGTTAGCGTGTCTGAGATCATGGGTTCTAGGACTCCAACCGATGCCTGACTTGGCTATTGCCTTGTTCCATGTAGTTCTCCATACATCTCGTGGTAGGTGACTCGTATGGTCGATGAATCTCTGTTGCTTTTGGTATGGCTTTGTCTTTTGCCTGTGCTTTCGCACCGACTCTCGACAAGCCTCACATCGGCAACGCCCATGTGTATAGGCGTACAGAGTTCCATGCTGGAACAGTTTTCCGTCTTGGGCGAATGGTCGCTTAGACATTTCTCCACGAGAAGTCTTTAGTTTACCTGTTGTTAAGATGATCGTTCTTGGGAACAACAGGTCATCTTTTGATAGGGCTTTTGCTATGACATAGCCCTGAATCTCTTGTAGTAGGGCTTTGCTTAACATAAGGCTTCGCTTTTGCCCTGACTTTGTGGCTTCTACGACTAGAAACCTGCTGGTATGGCTTGTACCTAGATCGCTGACTCGCCTTTGGACATAGACTTCCCCTGTCTTTAGGTTGATGTCCTTGACCCTGATCTCGGTGGCTTCCCCGAATCGGCAACCTGATGCGACTAAGAATCGGGCGAATAACTGAGCCCCTTCGGTCGGTAGGTGCTGAATAATCGCCTTAAACTCTTCGGGCTCTACGACATTCGAGATGTCAGAATGTTTCGCCTTGATCTTAATTCCATGAGTGGGGTTCTCGGTCAATTCTCCTGTATCGACTAACTGAGACAGGGCAGACCCTAGCGATGCCTTGATCTGATTGAGGGTGGCAGACCCCACCCCCTGACCCCTGAGGGCTTGAAGTAACTCTTGAATCGCCCGTCTATCGATCGAAGTTACTTTGCGAGTTCCAAGAGTCGGAATCACATAGCGATCGAGTACTGACCGATAGCCCTTGCGAGTGATCGGCATGAGATCGGCGGTCGGTAACCATGAATCGATGTAGGTCGATAGGGTAAATACAGCCCTAGAAGGCTCGCTGACACCCGATACCTCTGCTTTTGAGGCGTGATACATGGCATCGATCTCCGAGCCCCATGTACCTGCTGAGAGGCGTTTTCCGCCCTTTCTGTAATAGCCTGTAAACCTATCTCCACGCTTTACGACATAAGCCATGATTCCCCCTTTCATGTTACTGATGAGTAATGTTACTCGCCAGTAACTTCGAATGCAAAAAAAGCCCCTAGCCCGATCGGGGGCTAGGGGCGAATAGTGACTATGGGCTTAGGGAATCTGCTTATGTGCGCTTGAAGTAACTCCTAATCGCCCCAGATCAGGGCTAAGAGTTAGTTATGGATAGAGAATCTCTTCCCAATCTGAATCATCGAGATCATAGAGTTCAGTTGGCAGAACCTTCCAGCGATCATCGATCGCAATAAAGTCCTCACCAATAAACCAATCGACATCAACGCCCCACTCACCAATAAATACTTTGGCGGTGAAAGTGTTTCCATTCATTGGAAACTCGATCACATGAGTTGTTGATGATGTTTCGCTACTGATTACATTTGCAACCATAGATTATTTCTCCATTTCGATTTGAGTTGTTCGATAAGTGTTCCACTCATCGATTGTTTCTTGCTTCCATAGTGGTCGATTGCCGATCATGTGATCGGGTTCGGGAAGGGTGTTGCGCTTTCGATAGGTGTAGATCGTGTTGATCTTTAGCCCTGTTTGTTGTGCGATGTCGGTAGTAGTGAGCCAGTCCTTCAATTCGATTCACCAGTTTCTTGTTGATCTTCATCGGTAATCACCTCACTAATTGTGTTCTGAATACATTCATCGATCACTTCCCACAGATTATCGTCAGAAGTAATCCACTCTCTGATCTTTAACCACTCATCATCAGTAAGAACTCTCCTAACTAATTGATCTGCTTCTTCACGAGTGAATAGCACTATGTCATTTGGATTCATCATTCTTAATCTCCATTCATGTCGTTGTCGTAATCAATAATTACTACTTCAATGTCACTAGGGCAACAAGTAACTTCTGCAACGCCACCATTGACTTCTATCACTACTTGATTTTTTGCGTACTCCATTAGTACTCACCTACTACCGATACATACTGACGATACTTTCGGTTCTCTCTACGGCGTAGCAGGGCTCTATCGTGATCTGTTAATCCACCGAAGATTCCGTACTGCACTCCGTTTTCAAGTGCGAATGTCAGACACTTATTCTTTGTGATCTCAGGACATTGACCACAGATTGACTTTGCTTGTTGAATCTTTTCGTACTCTGTTGGGTCAGGAAAGAATAATTCAGGGTCAACACCTGCTGATTGACATGGTGCATTCTTGATCTCAGTTTTCATCTGTACTCCGATCTGAATACTGATCAGGATTTTCAATCACATACTTAACAAATGAATCCATGACATTCGTTAAATCTTCGGGGTCTAGGTCTGCATACTTCAAGAGAATCTCGATCATGTGCAGGAATCCCCAAATAAGCATTTCGGGTTCAATCTCCTGATCTTCCATAACAGAGTTCAAGTATTCGTTGGCTAGATACTCCTTTATCTCTTGCGGAAGAGAATCTTTGCGATCTGAATCAACCTTAAATCCACGAACAATCTTTAGAAACTCATTAGCGATCGTGATCGATTTAATCAGATCAGTTTGGTGTGATGATAGTTCACTCATTTACTTCCCCTTTCATTATTTTCATGTAATTGCTTTCTAATTGACGAATTAGTTTACGAGTTGTACCGAATCGATCAGCAACGCTCTGCAACGATTCACCATGTGCAAATCGTGCAAGAAGTATCAGATTCTTTTCTTCTACTGTAAATAGTCGTGCAGTTTCCATGTGTAATCCTCTCTAGGTAATTAAATAGTTGATAGAGATCATCGAGAAGTAGGACGATGTCGTGCGCTGATCTTTCGTTGCACCAGCGATCTTGCAAGATTTTCATAACATCTTTACAGATCGCCGATCTGCTAGGTGTCGATGATCTCTATCAATAGTGGAATCAAGCAGGGGCAGGTACGACTACGCCGTAACTATCGAATGCGATCATGATCGCCCTTCACAGGTAAGGAGTCGGGAAATGAATTAACCCGATTGAACCCTATGTTGACCCCTGCTCGATAAATCTATCTTGTTGTTTTATGAATGCAGTTAAAGCAGAACCACAAAGCAGGTTCACCGCTTGAATCAGTTATGTACTTACCTGATGAAGTAAGTTCGTCATTTCCGCAATCATCGCAATTAGTTAGTTCGTGGGCTTCTACCCTACGAATGATCTGTGCGTATCCCATTTATTCTTCTCCTTCATTTAACATCTTTGCGTTTTGCCATACTGTGTCGTTGACATGACCAACACAGACATCAAGTGCATCATCACAGATGTTAATTGCATCATCTGTCATTTCTTCGAAATCTTTCGAATCCCACCAAGTAACTACCAGCGTTTCATCAAGTGCGTTGCCGTAGTTTCTTTGCAGAATCTCGATCGTCTCTTTAACTGTTGCGATCATTTATTTTCTCCAATCACTTCATCGATCATCTTTGTACATGAGCCATAGCCCAACCAGTTGCCACCCTTGCCCACATAGCAGACATCACGAGTTGCATAAGTAAATAGCGATACCAAGATCAATGCAGGAACAATTACCAGCACTATCCAACCTCTACGAGTTAACAATTAAGCATCTCCCTTCTCAATAGCCATTCGGTATTTCCATGACTTACTCGCCATGTGTGTACGGATTCTGTGGCACTTACCGCAACGGACATCGCATTTTGCGATCTCAGTTTGTAATCGCTTGATCGTCATGCCACTTATCATGAAAGCATGAGCGATGTTGTAACGCTTTCTTGCGCTCTTTACATGGTCGAAGTCGAGTGCGAGTACATCGCTCTCGCCACAATCAACGCAAGGATTAGTTTTCAAGTGGTGATAAATCCAGTTCTTGATCTCTAATCTGCGCTTCAAGTGCCATTCAAACTTGTATTGCTCTTCGCAAGGTTTGCAGTACGAAGTAACTCCTGATTTAGTTTTTGCAGATCGAAAGTTACTTAGTGGAAACACATGATCACACTTAGCGCATTGTTGTACGCCAAGTGCTAAGTCTGCTTCTCTTTGTAAAGTTTTAGCAGACTTTCTGCTCTTAGTTGTCACGCAATCTCCTTTTGGTATAAGCGACTAAGTGGAAGTGTTTTGTATTTCAGATCGTCATGATTAGACGGCGTTACATAGGCAACGATGAATCGTGAACCAGTTGTCTCAACGATTAACCCTTTACGCAATCGACCGAACGCCTGAATAAACACTTCATCACCAATTACAGAATTGTATGGAGTGAAGTCACTCATGTTTGATGCGTAAGTCATTCGATCATTAGACATAGCAATCAGTTGATCTTGAACCGCAACGATCTTTGCTTCAAGATCAATGCGCTTCTTTGCGAGTTTAATTGTTTTCTCGATCTTGTCTGATGTGTGACTACCGCAAATAACTGCATACTCACTATTCCAGTTCAACGGCTTATCTGTATTTACTCCGTCAATGCGCCAAGCCCATGCAAGAAAGATCGTGTTGAATTGCAGTTCACCACGAGTTGCGATCTCTGTTGGCTTTGGTGTGTGGGTGAATGAGTTTCCATTTACATCGAAGATGTGACACCACTCGTAGTGAATGCCTTGCACAATGATTGAATGCCCTTTGTATTCAATCTCTTGATAAGTGTTAGGCATCTGTTTTAACTCGACCATGCGATCGAATCGTTTAGTTCGCCACCATAGTGAGTAGTGAGTACCGCCTTGATAGTTGTTGTAATACTTATCTTGAATTGCTACGAATCGATCTAAGAAGTAACTCATTACGCCACCCTGTCCTGTGCCTCTAGTACCTTTTCAATAAGTGATTGCAGTACTCGTACATCGATCTGTGCCGATGCACTAAGTCCATAGTTTCCGTTTTCTAATCTGCGATTGCGAATGTCGAAGTCGATCTTGTCAACGCGATTGCCGATTAGTGATCGAAGAGATTCTTTAACCGCATCAATGGTGCGCTGAGCCTTCTCTCTTTCGAGTCGCTCTTGTTGCTCTTTGGCTTCACGCTCTGCCTTCCATTGAGCCTCACGAGCCTTCTCTTCTGCCTCTTCGGTAACCCAACGAGTTTCGAGAGTGGCGTACTCAGCAACGATGTCCTGAGCCCTTGCGAGCCAGTAGATGTCACCAGTTGAGCCGTTACCAGCCCAATCAGAAGATCGAACCAAGTAACCGACAGATCGACTTCCCTTTGGTGCAGGAGTGAATTGTGCATCATCAGGATTGTCTGATCGATACACCTTGTATTCGTACTTTTCTAACGACACTAACGCTGAGTTAGCAACATTACGGCGTTGCACCTTTGTCGGGTCTTTCTTATCTGCTGATGAATAATCCCATGAAGGAATAACTCCGTACCTAACACCGACTTGAAGTTCTGCTGATTTCATTTATTTATTCTCCTTAGTTGTAATTGAAAGTTAAGTGGTGAAGTGCGCCAGCCTTCCACGAGTAACGCACTTCACCGAGTCACCTAGAGAGTGACAGTTAGTTGTTTACGAGACGGCGAGAGATCGCGTACTTCACGATTGATTTCGCCATGTAAACAAGATCGAATGGATTACGAACAACAGAAGCGATCTCGCAATAGTGAGCCTTCTCTGTTGTTAGTTCAACCTGCTGATCGCTTTCGGGAATGTAAGCGAATGCAGTTAGCACACCAGCACGAGCCATGCGCTTGATCGTGTCGTGATTAGCATCTTGATTGCCTGACCACTCTCCGTCAGTAATTGCGAAGAAGATTCGTACAGGCTTTTCAGTTTCAGCAAGTAACTTTGTTGCGTAAGTGATCGCCTCAGTTGCATCAGTTCCACCACCACAACCAGCATCACGAATTGTGTTATTAGCACGATCAGTTGCACGATAGAGAGTATTAGCATGATCGTTGAAAGTGATAACAGTTGTGTTTGCATTAACACGATCGAGTGCCTTCTTAATTGCGTACATGGCTTTGTAAGCAGAAGAGGCTTTGTGTCCATTCATTGAACCTGAGTTGTCGAGAATGATCACGCATTCGATCTCGGTCGCATCTTCACGACCTTCGTTCCATTGATCGAATACTGTGTCGAGTTCATCACCACGCAAGTAGCGATGTGCAGACAAGCGACCTTGTGACTCGTACTTATCCCATGCAGGGTCGAACGATGCCTTCAATCTTTCGAGTTCACGACCGAATGAAAGCGATGCTTGGAAAGTATTTGCATCAGGTTGCAGAACACGAAACTGATCGAGTTCAGGTTCTTTGGAGTTGTTAGTAGCAAGAGAAGGTAAGCCACCAATCTGTCGCAAGATGTCATTGATTTCAGTTTCATTAGAATCAAGAATGTTTTCTAATAAATCTTCGATCAATGTATAAACAAGATCACCAGCAGAATCGCCAGCCTCACTAGAAGATGAATCCTGATCTGAATCTTGATCATCGAAATCGAAATCAATGTCGTTGATGTCAACATCGATAACAGGTTTTGATTTCAGTTGTTCAGATAGTTGTGCATCATCTTCTTTGTCGAGTTGTTGTGAGCGATCACGATCTTTCTCTTGTTTCTTTGGTGCAACAGGTCGTGAAGTGGCAGAGGATTCCAAGCCCTCTTGTGGTCGCTTGCCATGACCGAATGGGTCATTGATGCGAAGGACTACATCGCCCTCTTGACCAGCACCAGCAGGGCTCAGAGAGGCGGTGTTGCCACTACCTGTGCCGTTGCCTGAGCCGTCACCCTTTGGCAATAGATCGTTAAATCGCGCAATTAAATCTTTTCCTATTTCAGTATCAGCAGGAAAGATAAGAGTGCGGTATTGATCAACGATTGAACAGATTTCATCGATCTGATCTTGTTCAGGGTAAGCGTTACGAGATTGCGCTCTTAACTCGACAGGCAGGTATCTACGACCACGCAATAGCGGATAAGAGTTAGTGAATGACTCTTTGTTATCAACGAAGTGAATCAAGATCGTGGCAGTAAACCAATCGATCGTTGAAGGATACTTTGCCGTAAAGAGAGTTTCGATTCTCTGATCTTCAAGTGCGTTGTATGCCATGAAGTAATTGTTATCGCTAACGAAGTCGAAGATTTCAGAACCTTCACGAGATGTATAGAGAATGTGGCTGATCTCGTGGAGATCAAGCCCCTTAACACCAGCGATTGATTTAGCATCGTTAAGGTCACCAATGACACGAGAGTTGAATGTGACAGTTGATGAACCTGACCAAGCAGGTGCTTCCATTGTTGAGTTCTCGACATTGACAGTTACCTTGCGGAAAGTGAATGCAGAATTAACACGACCGAAGAATTGTGTGAATCGCTCTAGTCGTTGTTTCTTCTCTTCTGCCTTAATCGCTTGTGATCGAAGTGACTCACGAGTTTCACCAAGTATGTCTAGTTCCCATTGTTTAACGGCATCGTGATAACTCACACTTACTCCATTCTGTCGTTTGCATGACGGACATTTACCGCAAGCACACATTGTTAAGCCTGTGCGTATTCAGTTGTGATCGCATCGACATCGAGTCCGAGTTCTTCTCTGATGTTGTATGAAGTACCTTCGAGAAGCATCTTGACCGCAGGTCGCTCTTCATCGGTGAAATTGTTTACGAACACATCGCAAGCGAAATCGAATGACAAGCCCTTTGCTAACTTCTCGAATGTTTTTAGGATTCGTGGTGATACAGGTGTCTCGAAGATAGTGCCACGATCTGATGCGTGTTCATCTCTACGAGATGTTGAACGCATTCCGTTAGCAAGTTCCAAGAGTGATGAAGATGTGATGATCTTCTTTTCAATCGTGGTGTCGTAATCGAATCGCAATTTAATCTCGAAGCGATCTTTCCACGCCTCATTAAGTAATTGAGTTCCACGATAGTTTGGATTCTGATCTGCAACGACTAGAAGATCAGGGTGTGCGTTGATTACTTCGTTGTCATGTGACATCAATGTAATTGAACGGCGATCATCGAGTAGTGACATGAGGTACTGAGAGAGGTTCTTAGGGGCGTTGTTGAGTTCGTTGATCAACAACACGCCACCCTCACGAACGATCTTCGTGATCGCGCCGTCAATCCACTTTAGTTTGCCGTCAGCATCAGGGAACAAGCCACCGATTAACTGTGTGAAGTCGATCGCTGAGTTACATGGAACGGCGAAGAAGTTCATGTGGCGTTTTGATGCGTAAGCAAGTGCCGAAGTAGTTTTACCAGTTCCAGCATCGCCTTCAATCAAGATGTTCATGTTGTTAGCAAGTGCGAAGTCGTACATGGCATCTTCTGTAACGCCACCAGTAAAGGTGCGTGGTATGTAGTGTGAAGTCTTTTCCAATGAAGGAATGAACAAGGACTTAGTTTCGATTGTTGACATGGTATTCCGTTTCTCTAGGTGATTAGTTGTTTTGGTAGTCGGTTGTAACTGCATCAGGGTTTTGCACAATGATCTTTGATGCAAGGTGCAGATCATCGAGTTGTGTAGTTAGTTCTTGAAACTCATTGAAGATGTTGCACTCTTCTTCAATAAGCGGTTGTAGTTTTGAAAGTACAGATCGCAGTACATCGATGATCTTTGCAGGTGCATCGTTTTCTAATCCGTTTTCTAAGGACACCTCAACCATAGTGTGAAGTAATCCGAGTTCATCGAGATTGAAGTGACTCACTAGATACCCCGATTCTTTTGTGAGAGTTCGTGAAACAGGTTTTCAATCAGTACACCGACAACGCCAGCGATGATCGCAATAAGAAAGATCGTCATTTAGTAATCCTCATCTCTGTTAATCCAAGCACCAAGAAACAAGCCGTCAACGGCGTTGATAGCAGTAACAGTTGTTGAGTTACGAAATTGAACACCAGCAGGTAATTCAATTTCGAGATCGTATTGTTCGTTGTTAACCGCATCGATCGCTTCTTTAGCAACGGCGATCATGAAGTGAGGTACAGGTGGATAGCAATTAGATTGAAAGTGAATTGCTAATTGTTGTTCGAGATCAATAACAAACTCACCGCTTGCTAATTCCTCTGCGTGTAAACGACCCATGTTATGCAACCGCCCTTCGTACATAGTTTTGATGTTTTGATGTTGTAACTGAGTATTTGCAGTTAGGCATAAACCAACCGCTATTAGAATGCCAAGCGATTGGTGTTCCGTATGAATAGACGATGTAGGAAGGTCGATCAAGTCGCAGTTGAGTTTCAAAATCTTGTGGGAGTCTGCCTGTTTGATAAACAACAGAATCAAAAGATTGAACAACGCCGTAGAGGTTGTTACCTGTGAATGCAATTCGGTTTGCGATGTAATCGCCAGCCTTTGTGTTTGATGTTCGTGTTGTTGTCATTTAGTTTCTCCATTACATAGTCGGCAGATAAGTGCAGGTTTGTCATTTAGTTTTACGAACCACAGATCGGTTGAAGGTTTAGCGCAGATCGCGCAATCAAGAATGATTGTCATTTATTTAGCAACCTTTACAATGTCTAGTTTCTTGATGAAGTCGAGTGTGTAGTTGTCTGACTTTGTTGAGTAGAAGCGAGTTCCGTCATTTAGTAATAGATCGATAGCGATCTCTGTAATACGACCACGAGCAACGATGTTGCCCTTTGCATCGATGAATGTTTGTTGTCTCATTTTTAGTTGTTTTCCAATTTTGTAGTTAGAGCCTTTTGCAATTCTCTGTTGAATACTCGTTTTGTGGGTGCTACTCCACATGGAGTGAAGTTTGTTGAAAGATTGACATGAACGAATCCGTTTTTATGAAACTTAATTCGTGTTTTCTTACTTAGAAATCCTTTGAATGAATAAAGATACTTCTGTGTGTTGGTGTCGTAGAAATCCCACACACCTGTTGTTCCAATTACTGTTTTGTTTGTCATTTTTGTTTTCCGTTTCCTTTTGTAGTTACTAGTGGATTGAATACATTCGATTATGTATCCATAGCGATCGATCACCGAGACAATTCGCTGATTGTTTACGATGATCGATCACTATTAACACATAAGCAGAAGTGCTGATCGTTGTTGTTGTAATTAGTTTCAATGTGCAATCGGTTGGATTGGTTACCACCTGCATTCACTAGTAGAAACATTCCGTCACTAATTACATGACGATCTCCACACTTCGTTCCCTAAGCCCTACTGCTATTCACAATCACTTTCGTAATCGTTAATCCGCGCCCTTGAAATACCGCTTGAATGTAATTACTAGTTACATTCGCATCGCCGTAGCAAGCATGATCGAATCGATTATTTAATTCGGTGTTATTGCATCGTATAGTCCGACCGCACACCTTCTGCCTTAGTAACTGATCACTAGTAGTAATCAATACCGAATAAATAAATCGCAGTTTCTTAGTCACTATGAATAATAAATAAATAAAGTGATCGTCACACAAGTACTTTCCACTAAGGGAAATCTTTCGCAGGTTGCTACACCGATGTTTATTTATTATTAAATTATTGTTAAAGCCTGTTGCCAGTTTTAACGATTCGCTTTTTTCACTTTGAATGATTTTCCGATTTGCCCCTAGAGGATTCTGAAATCGGAAGTCACACATCGAGTGCGCTACTGAGAGAAGTATGGCATACCTGTACGACAAGTTGGTACACCCTGTTCATAGGGGTTACTCAGGCGTGGCGAGAATCCTGTTAATCCTGATCGAGATAAATCGCCCCTTTCAGATCAGCCACAGAGACACGAACGCCCCCTGAATAGGGTTCTTATTCCAGTATTGGGGGTAAAGCCGTTAGAGAGCCCATAGAAGGCTTGTGAGAGGGATTGAGCGTGAGGCTGATCGGGGCAGTTTGAGCGTGAGATGTGATCGGGGTCACATAGCCCGAAGTAACTGCCAAGATCGCTAGTGCTGAAAGTAAGTCCGAGCGAATAGTTGAAAGTTCAATTACATTAGTTCGATGCGTGAATGCCGAGAGTGCCAAGTAGAAAAGCCACTCGATCGTTATGAGAAAACAGGTCATGGCTATCACCGAAAGATTTGCATGAGTTGTAGATCGTCACGAAAGCGAATGAAGAGATTGCCGAGAGTGTTTGGAATTAGTTACCAAGAATTATTAGTGATAAAAGAAGATCAAGATTACAAGTGTGCGATCTGTGGAATACATGAAGAGAACACCACAAAAAAATTAGCGGTAGATCACGATCACAAAACGAATCGAGTTCGTGGGTATCTGTGCAATAACTGTAATCGTGGAATTGGTTTATTGAAAGATGATGTTGAAGTGATGAAGAGAGCGATTGATTATTTAGAGCGCACTCATTTTCAGTATGGGGGGTCACAGGGGGGCGATAGCACCCCTGATACAGAACAACGATAGTGATGACTAGATAGAGATAGAGAGATAGATAGATCAATCGGTTACTAGATTGGTTACTAGTACTGATTGTTGGTACAACCTGTTAATAGAGATAACTAACTGATACACATAGCAACAGGTAGTAAGTATGTAGATGAGATGACAACAGATCAATAGTTAGTTGCTACCTGATAACAAGTGGCTGGAGTTGCTGACAGGCTGGTGGTATGCACACAGGCAATCTGATTCAGAATGCAGTAGCCGAAGTTGCATCGTTGCATCGTCACCAAGATTGTCATCAGATCATTGGTACAACCTGATAACAACGCATGTGTTTACACATTCACACCTGATTAGTAGTCAGGTGATGATGTAAACATGATGAAAATAAGTTGACCCCCCCATCATTAACGCGCTCACCCGCATGGCTCGGCCAAGTGTCAGCCACGGTTGAGAGGTCAGGATGAAGGCAGTAGCCGAACGCCCTTGTCAATGTTGCATTTTGCGTGGGCTAACTTGACATTTTCGAGGGTATCGTCCCCACCAAGGGCTAAGGGCACCACATGGTCAAGATGTGGGTATGTTTCCCAGCCAGGTTGCCCTTGACTGTGAGGGGCGGTGAAGTCAACTGGGATATTGCAGAGGTAGCAATTAAGACCATCACGCTCAATAACTTGACTTCGTGTATATGATCGGTGTTTTCCGCCCTTTACACGGTTCTTGTTGCTGCTTATCCCTCTTTTATGAGGATTCTTCTTGTAGTACTCTTTCTCTTTAGCCTTGTACGTGGGGTCACTAGCCCATTTGACACGGACGTACTCAGCAGCCACAGCCTTGCAAGGCGCACAAGCCACTCGATTGTTTCTACGACAGCGATCGTAATCGCCAATTACTGTTCCGTGTTGAGCACTTAAACGTATCTTTTCTTGTTCTCGTATGTATTTTTTGATTAATTTTGTTAATTTACGAATTAAAGCAGCCCGTTGACGTTCTTCTCGTTGTTTTTGCTCTAGTTCCTTGCGTTGAGCAGCCGCTGCCCTCTTCTTCTCATTAGCCTCTTGAAAATTCTTTATTCCAGCATTGATAAACTTAGTGAGGTCTTGAGTCTGTTTTTCCACAGAAGAAGTGTACCTCCCCTAAATCACAAGATTTCACCTCTATGTTCTGACACAGTAGCCAAAAGGTGCAAAAATAGCCACATGACGAGCAGACCAAAGCCACATACCACGCTAGTATCTGGTGCTCAGTTCCAGGGCTTCCTTACACCAGCAGCAGCGGGTGTGAACACACCTGAGCGCAAGGGTGAAGGATTACCAAAGACACCAGGTGATCATCGTGCAGCCATTGCCGCTGAGTTAGGTAACCATCCTAAGAAGATCGGCACCAACATGTTCTTGGCTGGATTAGGCCACATGGGAGTCTCTACCAACAATAAGAACTTAGCCCACATTGCAGGGCTTATCGATTCTAACAATGCACAGTTCCACGATCTAGTAGGCCTCGCAAGAAAGACAGCGATCGGTGCTAAGCAGCGCAAGGTTGAAAAGAATCGCGGCATACAAAAGCAAGCAGACAAAGGACGTGGACGATGAGCAAGAACATGAAGAAGATGACGCCTCCCAAAGACTTAGGTAAGGCGATGAAGGCTGGCTATCAGCCTATGTTCATGACTGGCCCAGAGATCAAAGAGCACTTCCCACCTCTTGAAGGTGACAAGAGGACAGTTCGGCTTCCACCTAACGAGAGAGCCAATCGCTACGACCACGGTGAGCGCAAAGAGAGCGATAGCGAACTATGGGATCGCAAACTAAAAGAATCCAAGCAGACGGGTGAAGAGCGCTTCGGAGAAATAAATTTTGCAATGGGAACACCTCAGAAGTACGGCATCTCACGTAAGAGCACACTGGCAGATAGAGCCAATCAATCTGGCATGCCTGGTCACATCGCGGTGCAGATTGGCAACGCAGAAACTCAAGGCCAGATACTAGGTGGTCACCACAGAGTGGCATTATCTGCAGAGCAGTTCAAAGATCACATCTTCCCTGTTAAGTATCACAGAAATCTTAATGAGGCTAAAGCAGATCCAGGGTACCGATGAGCAACCTGAACCCTGGTCAATTCACATTTGAAGAGTCTCCAAGCCCTCTGCCGTACGATAGTGCACGAGGCCCTGTTCAAAGACTTACCCTCCGCCACCCTGATGCAGGCACTCCCAATAAGTACGACACATACATTGCAGACACAGAGCAAAAAGTTTGGCGTGGACCTAGTGGAAGAAGTCTAAAAAAACCTAGAGTAGAAAAAGTACCAGGTGCAGGAGAGAACGCCGCTGGGTTTGTTGACTATGAACAAAACGGAGATCACTTAAAGGTTCATTACATGAAGACAGCGGAGCACTTACAAAAGAGCGGTGTTGCACAAAAAGCAATAGAGCAACTAGTGACCTCTAAGACTCCAAGAAGTGTTGACTTTGGAAAGTTAATGAATGAAGGCAGTGCAAAGATTATGCAAAAAACTCAGAGCAGTAACCCTGACATCACTGTTCAAGGGACTCCGTGGTACTGATGAGCAACTTAGGTCGTCAATGGAAGCAGTTGGACATGTACAAGACCGCCAAAGAGTTACGTGCTACAAGATTAGGTGATGTCGAGTCTGCAAAGATCTGGGATGCAGGAAGAACTCCTGCCCATGAGATTGAAAAGACAGTCATGGACCAGAAGTTAGGTGAGTCACGTAAGTCTGGACTCTACGACTCAATTGCAGCCCACGGCGTATCAAAGCCTGTCTACATCTCAAATGTAAAGCCTTCGGCTTACGAGAAGTCTTCGTTAACAAGTGTCATCAAGGATGTTAATCCAGCATACATACCGCCATCAGGCAATATCGTCATGGATGGACACCACAGAATTGCAGCCGCCCACGATATCGACCCTAACATGTTAATACCTGTGGAGCACGGATGAGCGCCCAAGAGCATATGAGCAACCTCAATCCTAAACAATTTCCGTATACACACTCCTACAGCAATGAAGGAGAAGAACCTTGGACTGAGCACACCATAGAGGCTCATCACAAAGGTGAACGAGTTGGGTTCATGACCTTTGGACACTCTGGTGGAGTGATTGATATTGGTGTAGATGTTAACCACCAACGTAAAGGTGTAGCCACAGGTATGTGGAACCACGCTCTATCTCTAGGAGGAACTACAGATAAAGCATCAGGGTCATACATTCCTCATGTGGAACACTCTGCACATCGAACTCATCAAGGTGAAGCCTGGGCTAAGTCAACAGGGAAGTCACACTACTTCCCACCAGAGGAGTTACATTGAGTCGACAAGAAGAGTTTGAGTCATCTCACATCGCTGCTCGTGAAATCGCCCCAGGTGATTATCTCGATCCATCAGTAAAGGTGCGTGTACACGCTGCACGTATGATCGGCTCTAACTTCACCGTGGCTCATAAGTTACGTGGCTCAAAGTCTCCAGGTATCACAGATTACAAACCAGATCAGATAGTCAAAGTTTGGCGGAAGAAGAAGAAGTGAGCGCCCAAGATAATCTCTCTCATGCACTATTCCACGGAACTATAGAGACACTAAAACCAGGAGACCTTGTAAAGCCCCGCCACAGTGGCGCTCACGCATGGGCAACTCCTAACCTACAAGATGCGGAGAAGCATACTCAAGATCGCATTAGTTCTGGATTGGGATTTGAGTCTGCAAGTAAGAATCCACATCACGGCAATATCTACGAGGTAGAGCCACTCATCTCAAGTGAAGATGCATCAACTCCTGATTTCCCTGGAGCAAAGTCTAGTACTCGTGGATTTATAGTAAAGCGCCATGTTGCCTCTGTATTAAACCCTTACATCGAGGCAAGAGCAGGTCGTGACCCAATTACCAACAGCGCCTATCATCGAGGTATCTGATGAGCGCCCCAACACCAAAGAAGGTCATCAAGGTACAAGAACTACGACGTAGCAACGCTGCAGGTCCAATACCATCTAAGAAGGTCTATGACCGCAAAAAAGTAAAGAAGGTGAAACTTGAGCGATCAAAATAACTTAGGACGTCAGTTTAATAAACCAAAGCAAAAGCGTACCCTGGCTTACCAATATGAAGACGCTGGTGTGACTTTCTGTACCTCTTGTCATAAAAACAAAGAGTTTGTCAAACGAAACGTTCAAGATGAAAGCCCTAAGATTAAGTACAACACTGATTACGAGACAGGTGACTTAGCAACCTGCAGCGGTGGATGCGGTAGAACTATCTACGGTAAAAAAGGCACTTACGAATGAGCGACAAACAGCAATGTCGTCTATGTGACCATGAAATTATGTTCGGCTGCTGTACAATAAACACCTGCAAGTGTATCTGCGAAGCGAGGTGAGTCATGCCAGACAATCTTAACAATGCACAGTTTGGTGATACACCTAAGAAGCGCTGGGTACCTGATCAAGAGGGCCACTCAATCGGATGGCACATACTCAAGTGGCACACAAAAGGTCGCGGGGACGCAAACGCAAAATCATTCGGCGGCGATGGCGTGGGGTCGTACGATTACGATCAGCACCACAAGATGCATATGCGTATGCATGAGGACGGAAAATTTGAGGTCGGGCACGAGCATGAGCATTTCACACCTAAGAAGGGCAAGTAATGGCTGCAGAAGATAACTTGTCTCGTGAACTGTTCTTTGATGCACATCGAGGCATACGCATGAAGTCTTGGAACAACTTTAAGATCAACAAGGAGAACTTGGGTATGCACTGGTCTGCTGATCAGGCTATCGCAAAGCAGTTTGGTGGAATTAACTACATCCCTGAAGACACACGTGTTGTTCACGCCAAGATTCCTATGTCATCTGTAGAGACTGACAGTGCACGTCTCAAAGAGCGTGACGTTACATCTGTCGATCACTTTGAGAAAGAGATCCCTGTAAAGGACAACGCACCCGTATTTGTCACTGGCATCTCTAAGTTTAAAGAGGTTTACGGACAAGGACGAGATGGCAACATGATCAAGACCAAGTCTCGCACACGTACCTACAACCCACCACGGGAGATGAAGGCATGAAGCAGACACCTAGAGAACCAGATCACGATCCTAAAGAGCCAAGAAATCTATCGGGCGTTCAGTTTAAGTATATTCATCCAGGCGCAACTCAGCAGCACCCTAGCCTTCATACTATGGAGGCTCGTGACTCAGAAGGTTCTTACCTAGG